CGTCATTTACAAAAACTTCAGCATTTCCTAGTATATCACACAATTCCTCTATTATTTCTAAATTTTCTTTTTCTTCGATTCTTTCAAAAAAACCAGATCCATGTCCATTTCTTGTTAGCCACAAATCATGTCCAATTTGATCATCTGATAGTTCTTCAAATACATCACCTGCTGAATTAATAAACCATTCAACTTCTTTTTTTATTTCTTCTTTTGATTCTTTATTAATATCTGATATATTTTTACCATCCATTGGATCATTACCATCAGCATCTTCTCCAACACCTTCTTGAGTCCAAATTAATGCTTCTATATAATTATCAACGATTAAATCTATATCATGTTCATCTTCAAAATTTTCAAATAATTTTATATGTTTCATTTTTATATGTTAAATTTACTTGCTTTCAATAATAAATCAAATTCTTCAATTTCCTCTGGTGTTAAGTTACAATCAATTTCACTCTCTCCAACCCAAAAATCATGTAATGAGTTAGTTTTTTTATCAATTGAATTTACTTTGTACCTTGGTTCAAACATCTCGTTTTCGTATTCATCTAACCTATGACTGTTAACTTCAATTATCTTAGCAAATAATCCTATAGCATCCCACTCATTTTCATCTTTGTCTAATTTTACATAATCTCCTTCATTATAATGAGTATAATGTTCAAAATCTTCATCGTCATCGTCATCATCATCTTCTTCTTCAGAAATATCAATATCTTCTTCATCTTCAAAATTTTCAAATAATCTTAGGTGTTTCATATTTTTATATATTAAATTTATCTGCGTTTACAATATAACTGAATTCACTTTCAATTTCTGTGTTTAGTATTTCTGCATTTTTTAATAATTTGTAATTATCCATATCATCTCCAATTAAATATTTTTGGAAATTATAAGTTTTAAACCATTCTAATATTTTACCATTATATAATTTAGCCATTACTAATAAATTATTTCTATGCCTGTTGCTATTAAACCAAAAATCATATGTATAGTCATAAAATGCATATTTTTTTTCAAATTTTTTGAACATATTTAAATTGTCTTTTTCAATCCAAACTTTAAATATGTCATCAGGATTTTCTAAATATTTATCAACAACATCATCAATAGATTTTGATAAATCATCATAATTAATATAACTATAACTATCTTCATATTCAATTGATTCAGGACTCAATTCATCTGATTCTGATATATTTGATAAAAACTCTTTAATTGTTTTTACATCTAATTTATATTTTTTCATATAATTTATAATAGTTTTATATTCAAATACTAATTCTATATTATATTTTTGTCTATCAGTATCACTATTACTATTGTCATCAATATTAAATGGCATTTTTTTCAATGTTTCTCTTGCTGCTTCTTCTACAGCACGTTCGTGTGCCATACTCATTTCATTTTTGAATGTTTCTATATCATCATTCAAACCTAAATATTCAAAAAAATCAACGATTTCTCCGTGTTCTTTAGGATTTATTTTAAACTTAAACCCAAACTTTTTAGCTAATTTTATTAATTTATCGTTTGTCTCTTTTTTTGTGTAACTACCCAAGTAATTTAATTCATCACTATCAACATCATATTCATAACTATTATAGTGATTAAATTGCAAAGCAAATTGTAAAGAATTATGCTCAATATTAAATAAATCTTCAAGAATTTTAGAGTTTATTACTATAGTTACTCCTTGTTCATCATATGCGGGATCAGATTTATAAGGATATCTGAGTTCTTTTTCTATACATATCATAGCTTCATCTTCATCAAATCCTATATATTTTTCTATATCTTCTGGCTTAAATTTTTTTGATGATAAAACTTCAATTAGATTTGGTGTATCATTAACAATATCAGAACTTTCTGTTATTGGATTATTTTTTAAATATGCAACTTGTTTTGTTTGTTTAAATGTCAAATCACTAAGCCTTTTGACTTTATCATTTATCTCTCTATTTAAATCAGCTTGAGTTTTTCTATCTTTTTCATTTTGAACTCTTTTTCTAAGTTTATTAAGACTATCTTGTATGTATGCAATTTTATCTGCAATATCGTCATCAATTTTGAAAGGTTTTTCATTATTTATTTTAATAGGTGTGTAATATTCATATGTCTTAATGTATCTCATAATGATATATATAATTTTTTATAGATTAAATTTATTGGCAATTTTTTTAATTAAAAGGTTGTCAATATATTCTTTTAATTCTGTCATATCATCAGATGTTTCAATTTTAAATTCTATAAATTCAACGTCTTTATTATATGTTCTGAATCTATTTTCATACCAATTTAATTGTAATTTATTTAACAGATTATCTGTGTTTTTATCATTATAGTCATCTGAAAGAGGAATTACATGTTCCATAGTATTGTAATTATATGGTAATAATTCAAGATAACTACTAGAATTTAATATGATAAAAAAATATACATTATTAGTAAACAATTGAAATTTTATTTTTTTTGAATTTAAAAAATTAATAATATACGGTATTTTATTATACAGTTTATCACTAATAATTACTCCTGGTAATTTGTCATATGATCCACCAACTTTAATATCATCTGGATTTATCTCTTTATAACTCTCTAAATATTTCATAATTTTGTTTTTTTATAAATTAAATTTGCTAGTTGACATTTTCAAATAATGATTCTTCAACTCTGGTAAATCTTTTAAATTAACACCGCAAAGTATTTCTATTAAACTTAAATAATGTTTTGTTGCTTTATCATTTTTAACAAATATCTCATCACATATCAAATCTTTATATTTATTATTTATTTTTATATAATCAGAATTTAATATCTTTGTTTCTATATTAACTGCAAATTCACTAAATCTAATATTATAATATGGATTTATATCATTAATTTTACAAATACTGCCAATATAAATACAAGTAAATTCTTCATCTAAGTTATAAACATCTTTTAAAATTAAAAAAATTTCAAAAGTTTTATACCACTCATTAATTACTATATCATATTTATGATATAATATATTATCATTGTCATTATCTTCAAATTTTTTTATATATTTCATAAATTAAATTTTTCAGTTTTTTTAATAAATAAATAATTTTCATATTGTTTTGAATAATTTTTAATGACATATTTCTGATCTAATTTAGACAATAAGGAAAAAGCATCAACACCATCTTTATTTTTTGCATTTAAATTCGCTCCACCTTCAATTAACAAAAATGATATGTCTTTACTTTTAGTTGATATTGATACTAATAATGGAGTTATCTCTCTGATTTTATATTCTAAATCAGCTCCAGAATTTATTAACAATTCTATAATTTTAATGTATTCTCCTTCATGACGTTTTTCTTTATCATTATACCACATATTATATAAATCTATTGCTTTTAATAATGGAGAATTATGAAAAATGTTGAATTGTCTTTTTTTATAATTGTCTTTCATTATATAATTAACATCTGCTCCAGCATTTATTAATAATTCAACTACATCTACATAACCTTTACTTATTGCATAAAATAATGGAGTAATATCTTTACCATCTGGTATATTTACATCTGCTCCTAAATCAATTAATAATTTTGTTACATTATCAAGACGAATACTATTATTGATTGATTTTATTAATGGTGTTTTAGGATTATCTTCATTTCCATCAGAAAGATTAATTAGATTTATATTTCGACTTAAAATTATTTTAATTTTGTTTATGTTATTAACTTGAACCGCATGTATCAATTCATGAAGTTTATTAACCAACTCATAATAATCAGTATCATTTTCACTTATTACTCTCTCATATCTTTTTAAATATTTCATATATAATTTTCAGTTTCTTGTTTTATTATATATAAAAAATATAAAATCATTTGTCAATATGTAATTTAATTACTATATTTGGCGAATTAAAAAATAAAATTACATATGGCAAAGAAAAAAGATGCTCATGTTTGTTCAGAGTGCTTAAATGAATTTACATCAAAAGAAGTTTTTGTTGCATTAGTACCTGATAGAGAATACTATACAAATTATTGCAAAAAATGTTTAATTGAATTAGAAATAGATAAATGTAAAGCATACACTAGCAACACATTTAAAGGACCGTATATTTTAGTTAAAGACATTGGAATTATTAAAAAAGAAGTAAAAAAGAAAACAACTACTAAAAAGTCTACTAAAAAGACTATTAAAGAAAAATAACATTTTTATGATAGAAGATAATAAAGAGAGATGAAAAAAATGAAAAAAATTAAAGATATAATAAGAGAATCAATAAATGCCAAAGAACTAATATATTCTGATGATACTTTAATTAGCATAATTAAAGATGTTTCTGATTTATTGATTGCTTGCTTTAAAAATGGAGGTAAAGTTCTTTTGTGTGGTAATGGTGGTAGTGCTGCTGATGCTCAACATATAGCGGCAGAATTATCTGGTAGATTTTATATAGATAGAGATCCATTATTTGCTGAAGCATTACATGTAAATACATCATATTTAACTGCTGTTGCAAACGACTATTCGTTTGATGATATATACTCAAGATTAATAAAAGGAATGGGTAGAGAAAATGATATATTAATAGGAATATCAACATCAGGTAACTCAAATAACATTTTAAATGCATGTGATGAAGCCAATAAGTTAGGAATGATAACTATTGCATTCACAGGTAAAGATGGTGGTAAGCTTAAAGGAATGTGTGATTTGATGATTAATGTACCATCAGAAGATACTCCAAGAATACAAGAATCTCATATTATGATTGGACATATCATTTGTGAAATAGTTGAAGAATATATGTTCAAAAAATAAATAATGAAAGTATATAAAAAAGGTAGAAAACTATATGTTAATGATGGTGATATTTATTGCTTATCATTAAATTATAAAGAAAAATATACTATAGTATGTGAACACATACATGGACGAACTCAGTCAGGAGAATATAAAATATGTTCAGAATGGAAATATGTGAGAGAAGCAAAAATAGAAGAAGAATTGTTGTTTATGGAACTAACAAAAAACAAATGTGTTGTCTTATTAAAAGATAAAATAAAATCTGAATGGAATATATCATAAATTGTTTAAATCATTCAAATTAAAAAAATAATAGTAAATAAATGAAAATTGAATCAAGCAGTTTTGTTGTTTCAAAAAAAGGAATGAGTAATAGGCAAAAAGATATGATTATTGATTATGTTGAATGGATTAATATATTTATAAAAAATGAAGATGATATTAATATATTTAAAAATTATGAATCAAAATCTTGGACAATAACAGAGTATAATGATTTGATATTTGGAGAGACAACAAAATGTATTTTTAATATGAGTGATTATTTAAAATATATCAGTATTGATGATGAATATATTATGTTTGATAAAGGATGTGAAACTCCTAATGAAAGTCAACTTGATTTTATTAATGATATTAAAATGTTAGAAAACAGTTATGAAATTAAAAAAACAGAAAATGTAAAAAAAGATTTTAAAACATCATCAAATAGTTTAGATTTTAGTATATCAAAACCAAGTATTAGTGGTATAAATTTTAATCAATCTAAAACAAAAAGACATGAAAAGAAAAAGAAATGAGTCAAAAATTTTTAAAATATAATTTTAATGAAGTTGATGATTCAACAAACATTCACAAATATGTAGATTAAGATAATTCTTTGTTGCTATTTATTTTTAAGTCTAGTTGGATTAAATACTAAATAACAGCAAAATATATCAATAAAAATTATGGTATTAATAGTTTTTTAAGAAAGGAAAAAATTAATGAAAGCTCATTGTAAAAAAAGTTTCAATTGTTTTAAACTGAATGAATATTATACTATAATAGGCATTTTTAGTGTTTTTGAAAAAGATGATTTTATATCACTTGAATGCGATAATCAGTTATATAGATTTAGATTAAATCAATCTAATCAATATGTTGATTCTTATATAGGTATGTCTGAATATTATTATTATGATTTTTTTTCTTCAATACAGCAAGAAAGAAAAGATAAAATAGAACAGTTGTCAAATTTATAAAAAAGTTAGTAATTTTTACTAACTTTTTTTTATATATATTATTATGAAATACTTGAAAAAATTTGAAAACTATGATTTAAGAGGCGAATATGGTGATATGTTTGAGCCTAGAAAAGAAGAAGATATACCACAAGATGTACCAGGATTTGAAAGTGGTACAATAGATCCAGAAGATGATGAAGTATATCACAATTTACATTCTGATTTCAATGAACTTAGCGAAAAAGAACTATATGAGAAATTCAAAATAGTAACAAAAGAAAGAAATTTTGTAGAAACTAAAGATGAACTAAAAATAAACATATCAAAATTGTATCATGATTTTTATATGTCAATATACAATCCGAATAAACACTATTCAAAATTTTTAAGGGATGAAATTATAGGCAAATTTATATCAGATGGAGCAGTTGATTTTATGACTGATATAAAATATTCTGGTGTAATAAAAGGATTAAAATTTCAGTATGTTAATGAAAGTGCTCTTGTTTCTGTTGAATTAGATGGTGTTGAAGAATTAAAATTTGAAAATTCTATGTGCTCTAAAATAATAACTATAGATAAACTAAAAACTACTGCATCAAAATTTAACTTATGAAATACATAAAAAAGTTCAACCTAGCATTAAATGAAAATGAAGATAATGAAGATAACGAAGTTCAAAAATATAATATAGATGATTATGTTAAGTTAAGTTATATGCAAAAGGATTTATTGGCAATAAACCAAGATATACTAAAATAATATATATTGATCCTCCTGTTCATAGTGAATATATTTATTACCATTGTTTAACTCCTGATAACTTCTCATTATGGGTAACTAATAATAGAATAGAAAGAAAATTAGGTAAGTATGAAATTGAGAAATATGAATTAGATTTAATCACGAATAAATTCAATTTATGAATAATCACAAATCAACCATAATAATAGAAAACGATATAGAATATCATTCATTAAAATTTTCTTCAGTTAAGAAAGATGATGTTAAAAAAATAGAAAATTTTATTAAGAAATATAAATATGTTAAAATAATCCATGAACTAAATAACAAATCTGAAATTTCATATTATAAAAATAATGCATTACATAATTATTTTGGGCCATCTATACTATTAATAAAATGTATAAATTCTATCACTGAAACATATCATTTAAATGGAATTGAAATATCTTATAATAAATGGAAAAATGAATATCGTAAATATAAGTTATTAAAATTAAAAAATCTATGAATAATTATAGATTTTTATAAATTGAATTTTTTTGTTGATTTTTTAATATTTAAATATTCTTCAACTTCTTTTTTGTTTTTAGAATACATTTCAATATCTTTAATTTTAAATTTATGTTTACCTAAATCTTTAATAAATGGATTTGTATTATTATAAAACTGATTTATTTCTCCTATCATTTTTTCAGGTATATCTCTATATTCAATTACATATTCATTTTTCTCGTTTTGCATAGTAACTCTTCCAATGTTATTATTTATATATTCATCAAAAATATTATCATCACTATATTTATTACTATTTATTTCACATAATACATAATCTCCTATCATTGGTTCATCTGGAATTTTCCATTCAGATTTCAATGTAAACATATTTGCGTCTTTCATAGTTATTATTTCATCAGTTTCAATATCTTGAACATCTACATATGCATTATATAATAAATTGGTTGTTACATTTCTATAACCTCTTCCACTCCAATATATTTGTATAACTTTATATTCTCTACAATATTTAATTTCTTTTTCATTATCATATTCTAATTCACCATTCTGAGTTATTATACCAGTATAGTCATGAAATCTGTCATGTTTTGTAGAACAAATTACAATATCATTTAATGAATAAACAATATAATCATTACTTTCAAATCTCTTTATATATTTCATAATTTAGAATTTTGTCTGAAATGATACCATATCTTTAGTTTTATTAGACATAACATCAACTGGCTCAAGAGTACCTCCGCCATTTTTCTTTTTCTTCTTCTTTTTCTCTTCATTCTTATAAGATTTGTGTTGTGGCTTATATGGAACATATTCAACACCAACATATTCTTCAAATGTTTTTAAGTTTTTCATATATTAAATTTATTTGTATTGTATTTTAATTCAAAATCAATTTTTGATATTTTTTTAATTATGTCATATATTATATGTTAAATTTTTTAGTTCTAATATAATATAATACATTTTCATCTTTGATATCAACATTATAAAAATTCATAGTAACACCTGGCTCATTCTGTTCATTTAATGCTCTTAAAAAACCATAGCTAAAAGTATAATCTCCTATTCGTATTGAAAATTCATCACCTGCATTAACATTGAACTCATCATCAAATGTTATTTTCTCTCTCATTTCCATATTGTCCTTTTTTTTATAAATATGCTCATGTGGATTATCTGAAATAATAAATCCAACAGAGTCAGAATTATCTTTCAAATCAATTAATTTTTGAACTGCTTTATGCATACCAAAGAAATTACAAAAGTCAAAAAGTTCAATTGTTATTAATTTATCTATTGATTCATATGTTTTTAAATATTTCATTTATAAGTTATATTTGTTTTATTTTTCTTTCATTTTATAATCTTCTATGTGAGGGATCACTATATTTTTAGCAACATATGTTTCACTAAATGGTATATCACCTGCTTGTTCATTCTTACCTTTTGTCACATTATCAATTTCTTCAATAGTAATATCACCATTTTCTAATGCTTTTAAAAATGATGTACCATTCCTTATAGATTTGCTTGATAACAATTCTCTACCTCCAAATTGCTCCACCCATTTAAATGAAGTATCAAATTCGTTTTGCCCCAATGAATCATCAAAATTTCTATCAGTATTAGAAAAATCCCAATTTTTTACTCTTGTACTATAATCAGTAAATTCTTTTAGGTATTTCATGTTTATTTTTATATATTAAATTTATTTGTTATATTATTTAATTCGTGTTTTTCTATTTCTTCTTCAGTTGCCAACCTTAAATCATCTGAGTAAAAATGAATAGAGTTTTTCATGAAATATGTTTCTATATTATCTGGAATATTTTCGTATTTTACAATGTATTCTGTGATTTTTACATTAATACTATTAGTATATTTTTCTTTTTTAATAATTAATCCTATATTATCATTAAAAAAACTTTTAAGATTTGGTTTATATGGTATATTTTCAGCAATTACATATTGTCCTACTTTAAATACTTTATTTTTATTTTCAAATGTTTTAATGTATTTCATATATTGAATTTATTTGCATCAATTTTTATTTTGAAATTTTTAATTTCTTCTGGCGTCATTAATCTTACTATTTCACTATCTGAGGTATTTAGTCCTTCTTCATCTTCTCCTGCTGCATATGTTTTAACCAAATACGGAAATGGAAAACTATCATCAAATTCTTGTGTGTTTATAATTCCAAATCTATTATCATAATTAATATTTTGATCAGTATAATTATTAGATTTATTATTTTTATTTATTTTCTCCGTGTCTAATAAAACATAATCTCCTTCTTTATATAGTAATGGATAAATAACTTTTTCAAATGTTTTAATGTATTTCATATATTAAATTTGTTTATATTATCAAGCATTATTTTCTCAGAATCATCTAATACTAATTCATGATTAACTAGTTTTAGTTCACCTTTAAAGTCATATACATCAACTTTTAGCCAATTATTATATATTCTAATTTTATCTTCTTCATTTTTTAATAATGAATAAGAAAAATCATATGAACTAAAATAACAATACACTCCAATAATATTTCTTCCTTTATCTTTATATAATCTATTTATTGTTCTATTTATATCAAGTTCATATTCATCACTTGGAAATAACTTTTTGAATTTTTTAAGAATTAATATTGCATCATATACACTTCCATAAATAATCCAATATGATCCTTCTGATATTTCTATATCATCATATTCTACAATTTTTTCATATTTCTTTATATACTTCATAAGTTAAATTTATTTACTGAATTATGTAATTTAAAATTAGAATCAATGTCATCATTTGTTATTTGTTCAATAATATTATCCACATCTCCTATTATATCAAATACTATCTTAGTGTTACTTTCAAAATCAATTTTTAACTCTTTAATGTTTTTAAAATAAAACAACAGAAAGATATAAAATGGATCACCATTGAATATATGAATAGATAAGTGACTACCAAGAACAGTATCAACTGAAACTTCAAACAGTGTTGTACCAGAAGAATGAAACTCTGTTTCATATTTTCTATTTTCATAGTAGTTTGAATAATCAATACCATAATATGTGAAAATCTCAATTAAATGACTTAACAATTTTTTAATATCATCAACATTACTAATATTTTTAGATTTTTTTTCAAATGTTTTTAAATATTTCATATGTTAAATTTATTTGCATTAATTATTGCTTCTAATTCTTCTTTATTTTTTGAATTAAAAATTATTTCTTTTCTAGACATTACTCTACAATATTTATCTATATCACCTTCTCTCATAAAAAATTTATCTTTAAATTTTTGAGGTATATTATCATAATAAATTGCATATTTGAATTTCCCATTTCCATTAATACTCTTTACATATTTACCAATGTTGTATCTCTCAAATTCAATAACATCTTTGAAATTTCTTTTTTCTAATCCATTAGATGGTATCTCTTCACATATTACATAATCTCCTAAATTAAGACTTTTTTTAATATTTTCAAATGTTTTTAAATACTTCATTACACATTAAATTTTTTTGCGCTTGCAAACATAATTAATTTATCTTTGCCTATTTGATTGATAACATCATCAACATCACCTGTGATATAATATTCATATTCATCAGAATTTAATATTTGTTTATTAAATCTAATTCCGTTTATTGTTTTTAAGTATTCAGGTATTTCTGATACTATAATATTATTACTATTTCTAAATGAATCTAATACAAAATACTCATCATTTCCAGTCATTATAGAAAATAATACTTTATTAGTATTTTTAGCATAAAATGAAAATTGAATATCATCTCCTTCACTCATATCAACACAATCATAACCAAATTGAATTATGAATCTCCTAATAAATCTTGCAAATTTTGGCAATTTATTTTTAAATTCTTGTAATTCATAATCTGTGTAGTATTCTCCTTCAAATATTTTATATTCTTTAATGTGTTTCATAAGTTAAATTTATTTGTCATTAATATTTTTTCTAAATCTTCTTTATCTTTAGACCAATATTTTATATCTTCTTTGTCTAATGATATTGCTTCTTCATCATATACTTTAAATGTATAACAATCTAACTCTTTTGGTATATTATCATATATGACAGTGTATGATAAATCATCTACATACAAAGGCTTAAATATGTTATATAATCTACCAATTCTATTTTTCGTGAATTCATTTAAATCAATAAGAAAATCATTTGAAGATGCAATCACATAATCACCTACTTCTGGCTCATTTTCATTGACATTTTCAAATATTTTAAATTTTGTAATCATAAGTTAAATTTGTTTGATTGTAATATCATTTCTAAATCTTCTTCATTTTTACTCCATTTTATTAAATCTTCTTTTTTTAATTCAAAAGAAGTATTATTATTCATAGATTTATATAATTCTAACTCTTTTGGTATATTATTATATTTTACTAAAAAAAATACAACATCATATTTATCAATTTCAATTTTTATCAATTTACCTATATTATTTGCTACAAAAATATTAGCAGGATGATCATCAGCAGCATTTTTCCATTTTGCAAGTATATAATCACCAACTTCTGGCTCATTTTCATTCAATTTTTCAAATGTTTTCAAATGATTCATTATGATTCAATTCTTTTTAATAATTTTGTAATTAAACATTTAGTAACTAAATCATTATTTACTATTTGATTAACATCTGATATAGAAACTCTTATACATTTAGATAATTTTTCATTTTTAGAGCCATCAGTAGGTGGTTTCATTTGACGATAAGTATTAACTGGTAATTCTAAAAAGCAAAGATATAATTGAGTTGTACTATATTTATCAGTGAAGAATGGACCTTCAACATCAAATTGATACAAATTATTTAAAACTATACCTCCTTCTTCATATAATTCTCTTCTTATTGTTTGTTCTGGTGTTTCATTTTCTTCAATTCCTCCAGTAATAACAGTCAAATAATTAGTCACATTTCTAAGATTTGGAATTTCTTTATTTTTATATTGATATGCAGGAAGATATTCTAATCTCATAAGAAATGTAGCCTCATCCCTGAAATATGGCAATATGGCAACACAATCGTGCCCTTTTAGTATTTCAGTCTCCTTATATTGAATCACATCTAAATATTTACCATCAAATAACGTTTCTTCATCTGGTATAACTGGCTTATCTTTTATCTGTGTAAATTTTTCCATTAAAATTCTTTTTTCTTTATATATTAAAAAACTAAAAGCTTTTTTCTTTCTATAAAAAATAAAAATAAATTCTTATTAATGAAAAATAATAAAATCAGTAAACAATTAGAAAAATATGCAGTTATAATGAATGATAATTTTTTTATTACAAGATATGGTTTATCTTATTTAGAATATTATAATATGATTATTTTTTTTAAAACTATTATAATGATAGGAGACAAAAATACTATAAGTTACTCTGAATATTTATTATCAATAGCAAAAGAACAAAAAAAATATAACATGGAAACTATTAATCAATTAGAAAAATATACTGAAAATTTTGAACATTTAAAAAAATGTAACTTTGAAAAATTCTCTGAAAAAGAATATAATGACTCAATTTTGTATATAAATAATATTATTTATAATAAAGAAGAATATTTATTGAGTATAGTAGCATATGCAGAATATTTACAAAAATTTTTTAATCCTAGTAAATTAAGAAAATTTAAATTGAAAAAAATAATAAATCAGAATGAATAAAAAAATTAATTTATCAGAATTAGAGAATGATATGTTCACAATATTTCCAGTTAATAGTTTAATGCCACAGATTAGTTATCTGGACACAAATTTTTCAAATATGACAACTCCATCAAGTTCAACAATGGGAGCAATCAATGAATCTATATATCCAAATACATTTGCTGTTAATATGTGTAGTAAAAATATAAATCTTAACAAATTTAACTTCACTATTACTAATAATATATATACAGATGAACAATTAACTATACATATTAAATCTATTATAAACAATGAAATGAGAAGTAAATTTATACCTATTATTTTAGAATTAGGTAACAAAAACAGAGAAAATTTAAAAAATGATATTAAAAAAATTGATATTTATGATATTATATTAGAAGAAATTGATAAAAAATATAGTCAAGAATCCTATTCTGATAAACCAAAAAAAATAAAAAATAATATTTGTAGTAGAATCACAGCAGCAGGTAGCTACATAGCAGTGGCAGGCAGAATTGGACCACCTAATTTTTATGTATCAAATTCTAAAACTAAAAATTTTTTATACAAATATATCTATGATCTTAATCGAGTTAAATACGAAATAGATAATTCATTAAAAGAGGATTGTGTTATATTAGGACGTACAAATCAAATTCATAATGATGGTGTTGGTGTGCATTGTTTTGTATTCGTAGATGAACAAAAAAATATTGTATTTGATAAAATTGAAACTCCAATAGAAACAAAATATACATTTCATTATACAATTGTTCCAATTGGTTCTACTGTAGAATCTCAATATCTCACACTACACACACAAAGTCTATCAGATTATAGAAGAGAAAAAATCAAAAAAATAAACTATAGTATAAATGATCAAATTTGAAATTCCAAATAACTTAGAAGAAACATATAAAATTATTGACAATTTAGACATTGTTGGAAAAAAAGATTGGCTAAAAACAAATGAAGAAGAGTCAATATCAATTTCACATATGGGGTTAGGTATGTGGGTAAGAAATAATTTTAAATTATGGGAAGAAAAAAGCGAATTGAAAAACTGGTTTATTGATAATTATTTTATAGATCATCCTGATGATATATCATCTATAATATTAATGTATTACCATCAAAAAAAGAATGGAGATAAAATTGATTTAAATATACTATTAAATAAATTTTATTCTCATTGGGAAAAATATGATCCAAAATATAAAAATAAAATCAGAAAATTCAAATTGAGAAAATTAAACAAATTATATGAAGAGTGAATTTAAACTTGAATTTATCGAAAATGAATATTCAATTATAATAGAAAATAAAGAATATTATATCTATGAATCTTATATTTTAAATGGTTCTGGTTACACTTTTGGCGTTTACATAAATTCAAACAGAATAAAAAAGCGTGAAAATTATTGCTGTATAGAATATAATAACAAAATTGTTATTATTGGTAAAAAATATAATCATTTGTTAATTAAGAAGAAAGATTTATTTGAGTATGATATTACAACATACACAAAGGATATTTTAAGACTAGAAATAAATTATCTTCAAGGTAATAACGGTCCATATATATTTAAATGTATATATCTTAATGACGAAAAAATTGTTACTTATAGTGATGATATAAATAATCCAGATAAATTATTTTTAGATGAGATAGAATTACTTAAAAAAATTACTAGAAAGAAAAAAATAATAAAATTAAATGGATAATTATTTTATAAAATCAAGCACAAGTTTTTGTAGGACAAACTGTATATAATGCTCACTCAAGAGATTTCTTCACTGCATTAAGCAAAAATAATCTATTAACAGTTAGAAATTTTACAGTTGGAAATAGTTGGAAAGGATTATAACAAAAAATTCCAATTGACAAATATGGTGATCCTCACACAAATGAAAAATATTTAAGTAATTATCAAAGAAAACTAATGACATAAAATGACAATCTGGTTTAATAAAAAAATTAATGGTAAGAAACGATATTGTAGCAAATCAATATCAATAAGTTATCACAAAAAACACTGGAAACTTTTTCATTGTAGTACAAATGGAGCAAAGAAAGGACGTAAGGAAGACACCTGTTTTGACTTAAATATTCATTTCTTGGGAATTTTTTTAGCATATACTAATTGGGATTATAATTGTGAATATAGATATACTGATAAAATTATACGTTTAAATAAATTAACTAGACTAAATAAAATAAATAAATGGAAAATATTAAAATAAAAAATTATAAAATGAATTTTAGATTAAAATATAAAAAAATATCTATAGTTGATATAGAAGTATATAAAAAAGATAATTATATAGAAATAAGTTCAGTTGTTTGCATAGAGCCTTATTCTGAATTACTTATAAAATTATATTCAGATGACCCTATTAAAGCATCAGAATTAATAGAAACTTTTAGTGATTTACAAGAGCTAAGAGGTTGGCTTTGGGAAGTGTATTTTATGGATAATAAAAATACTATTGATAAGTATGATGATGTAGTTGAAGACATTAATAATAGATTAAAAGAAGTAGCAAGTAAATTTGATTTATTTTTAATTAAAAATTAAAATGTATAAAATTGGAGATATTTTGATTTTAGTGAAGGATATTAATATGAGTAATCATTTTACATCAGAAAAATATACTTTTAATGAAAAATATAAAATATTTTATATTAAAGAAAAATATTATTATATAGAAAATAACAAAATTAAAAACGTAATAGAACACTTAAATAATGATACAGTTTCTACATTTGATGAAAAACAAAAAACAATAAAAAAAGAATGTTCAATTTGGCTTAAATGTGATATTGATAAATATTTTATAAACATTAAAGAACAAAGAAATAATAAAATAATAGAAATACTAAAATACAATGCTGAATAAATATTTTACTTTACAAGGGATTATCATATATAGTGATTCATATTTGGAAGAAAATAGAATGATAGTATCCAATGACTAGTCTTATATTATCGCATCAGTTAAAACATCAAAAGCAATTAAAGATTCTTTTTTGAAAAAAGAAAGAAGAAGTAAATTATTAATAATTAAAAGTTTAAATGTTAATACATCATCAAAAACTAATAAGTGCACATCATCAAAAACTAACAACAAATCTAACAACAAATGATAAATACACCATTTTCGTATACTGGAAGCAAATACAAACTTCTTGATCAATTAATACCAGAGATGGATTATACTAAAGATTATTTTATTGACCTTTTCTGCGGAGGTGGGTCAATATATACAAATGTTGTAGACAAATATATAAAAGTACTAGCTAATGATATAATATCAGATTTAATAGGAATACATAAAGGATTACTTGAATCTGATGATATAATTAAAAAAACTAAAATGTTATGTCCTAATAAAGAAAATCAAGATGATTACATAAAACTAAGGGAAGATTACAATAAAAATAAAACGCCTGAAGGATTATGGGCTTTGATGTTATGTTGTAACTCTAATTTGATGAGATTTAACAAGTCAGGTGACTTTAATCAGACGTGGGGAAATCGCTCATGGAATAATAGCACAGAAAAAAAAGTAATTGAGTTCACTGAACATATAAGAAAATATAAAGATAAAATTGTTTTTAGTAATAAAAATTTCAATGATATTAAAATATTAAAGCCATCTTTTATATATGCTGATCCGCCATATGGGTACTGTGAAGATACCAATGGAAACATATCAAAAAATCAAATCTCAGAGGCTGGGTACAATGTTGTATATCAACAAGAGATGGATATTCAATTACACGATTATCTTTTAAATTTGAGCAAAGATGGTTCTACATTTATGATTAGTGGATTACTAGAACACAACAATAAAAAATCTTGGTTATTAAATCAATTAATAAGAGATGGATTTAGATATAAAGAACTCAATTTTGATTATGATAAAATTTCAAAGAATGGTAAAAAAACATCAGTTGAAATAATTGTAATGAACTATTAAAAAAAACTCAGTAAGAATCAAATCTTACTGAGTTTTTTTATTTTTTCTTTCCTTAAATATAGATTTGCTGAGTCATAATATTTAATATATTTAATACGGTTTTTTAAAAAATTTACATTTCCTTCAAAACATGTACGATTATCATTCCAATATAATCTATATGCTAAATTATCTAGCTCAGATATATTTGGAATCTTATAAATATCATTATAATTCATTTTTATATTTCAATATTGACAAGTGACATTTCAATTTCATTTAATTTTGTCAATAAGTTATTGTGAACAACTTGCGCTTCTTCAATTGTATCAAAAATTTTTGAATAAATATTATTATTAAATAAATTACATTTACCTTCAGAATATGATATTTCTTCTGCACAAATATAAAATATAAATATGTCACAATTCAATTTAAATGTGGATTTTATAATATGGTCATAATCATCTGAACCATCTTCTTTTTTTAAATAATTAATTACGTTTCCAGTTGATTTGTTATTTGACGTAATATATTTATTAACATATTGAATTTTACTGCTTTCACTAATATCATCTGAACTATAAAACCTGTTTCTTGAACTTTTATTATAGTATTTAATTATCATATCTTCTGATATTTGTTCAATTTTACTTATGTTTTTAATTGAACTGACTTGTATTGGTAATCCATTAATTTTTATCCACATTTTTATATTATTATATTTTAATATTACTTACTGACATTTCAATATCGTTCATTTTTGATAATAAAAAGTCTTGTGTTTTTTCTGCATCTTCAAATGTGTCATATATTTCTGATGATATTTTATATATTTCATCATCATTCATTTTTTTATAATTAACTTCAAATAAATATTTGTCACTATTCATTTTAAAATTTGATTCTTTTATAATAATTTCACCAGGAAAATTACCTTTTTCATAATGACATAGCTCACCTATACTGTTTTGTTTAGAATGATTATATACACGTTCTAATTTAAACCCACGTTCAACAATATCAATACTATTTCTATGACGTACATTTGATAAATCAAATGTACGAAATCTATCAAAGAATTGATTAATATTATCACTATTTATTTTTTCAATTTTACTAATGTTTATGATTAAACTCATATGTAAAGGTACATCATTAATTTTTATCCACATAGTATTTAATTTTTAATTGATTAATTATATAAAGATAGTTACTTATAAATATATTACCAAATATATACACTATTATTAATTGAAATTAATATTTTTTATATATAAGAAAAATAATAGTTAGTATCGTGCCAACAATAAAATTATCAACAAATAGAATAACAGTAAATACATCTGGAGTAACATCATCAAATGTATCGTCATCATTGAATGGTAACATAAATTTAATAAAATCTCAAGTAGCACAAAAAACTAATGACTATATTAATATCAAGAATGCTGTTAATATATTAGAAATTTATTCAAATTGGAACGGTTATATAAAAATTTACACTGAAGTTCAAAGTAATTTCGTTGTAGGAGATACTGCATATATTACATATGCATCAACTAAATCAATGTCAAACATTTTCAATCTTGAAAATCCGTCTGTTCCTGATGAGGGTAGCAATAGATATTATTTAGGATATAAAATATTATATGTAAATCAATCAAAAAATGAAATTGTAATAAATAGACATTATAATGACATACCATCTGGATATTCATTAAAATATCAACAAATTAGTAAAATATCATGCAGAGGAGGCTATTTATATAAATCAGTATCTGATGGAGTTGTATTCTATAATTGCAACATTCTAAATGTTGGATTCTCAACAATAAGTGGTATTGTTAGTATAAATGGAATTCCAACACCAGGTGTAATGGTAACATTATCAGGATCAAAACGAATACACACAACAGATTCAAATGGATATTATATTTTAAATTCAGTGAAAGGTGATAATATAATAAAGAGCTATAAAGATGGCTATATTATAAATAATGTTACAGTACATATAAATTCAGATGAGAAAAAAACTCAAAATATATCACTAATTTCAGGTAATAATAATATAACTATATCTTCTAATATTCCAATTAATTTTGTTAATAATAAAGTACCTATTTGCTCGAATAATTCTATAATTTTTACATCAACAAATTTAGGATATTCTCAAAATATTAATTATCAATGGTTTATAATTAGAAATGGAATTTCACTTTCTGTAGGAACAAATAATAAAATTTTTTCATACAATAACTTCAACACAGATGATGTTGTTTATTGTGTTGTTAGAGATAATGATTTTAATATTAATTATACAAGTAATAATATCACTGTAGAAGTCACTCCACCATTATTTGAAATTAATACTGATTTTACTACTATTCATAATTATGATAGTGCTAATTTTTATGCATTTTCGTCTTGCTATGTAAATCCGTCATTTCAATGGTATGTTAATGGATTTTTAGTAGGTACAAATAATAATTTATATACATCTTCACCTTATTCAATACCAAACGATGCTGAAGTTTTATGTGTAATGAGTGGTATTTATGTTAGCAACACAATTATAATGAATGTCATATAAAAAAAACTCTTTACTTAATCGTAAAGAGTTTTAATATTTATTAATTTAATTTTTCTAATATATTTTACACAATTATATTTGTTTTTTACCAAATTAGATATTTTAGTTGATGATAATGTATCAGGAATTTTACACAATCTCTCATATTTAGCAATATCTACTTTATTTACAAATCCAACATGCTTCAAAAGTAAAATATATTGCTCTCCTGTTCTAGAAAATCCATAAACATATAAATCTCTTCTAGTAAATTTAATATGTAAATTAACGAATTCTTTTATATTATCCCATTCAGTCATTTCTGAATTGTACATTTTCTATTTTTTTTAATTTAGTTTTTCTTTCTGATTTTATTAATTGCTTAAATATAGTTCTATTATATTCATCTAAGTATTTTTCAAATAATTCTTTAGGATAAATTCTTCCATTTTTATTTGGTATCATATTTTCCATATTTCAGTTAATTTATTTTTACGATTTTCACGTTTTTTAATATAAATTTGTTTATTTAGCCAATTATTATCAATATTTCTTAATATATCTATAGCCATTTTTGTTTTTTTACGACTTAAAGTATCCAATGGCACTGAAATGCGTTTTCTGTTGTTTGATAATTCTATAACTGTTATTGTTATAGAATTTTTTTCGTTTATATTAAAATCTATTTTCATATTACCACTGTAAAATATTATAATGTAAGCCAAATCCTATACTCCAACCAAATTGTGGATTACCTAAATTAGGTGCTGTGTTTAATCCAAATCCTCCATAAGGTCCAATTCCCCATTTTTTTGGTTTTGCAGGTGGTACAATTTGCTTATCAATAAAATATCCGCCAGTTAAATCTGTCACTTGAACTTTTGGTGATTTAGATATTGCAAATACTTGATATTTATTTTTCAAGTCTTTAAATCCATAAGTTACGCTAATACTAGTCAAATTTGTATCAAGAACAGTAACGTCAGGCTTAATATTCCATTTCTTTGTACTTTCATTTGGAATAGCATAAAATTTACTTGTTCCAACAATTTTTTGTCTAAATCCACTATCAACATAATTAGTTGAAAACTTTAACCCATAATGATTTGATGCACTATCTAAAACTGCTAAATTGTTTGAACCTTGTATACCTCCAAGATTTCCTTCAACATTTGATTGTATAGCAGATAATACATCTCCTTTTACATTTTTTAATTGGTCTGACAACGATTTGTTATATTGTTCCAAATCTGATAATTTATTTAAAACTAAGTTATCTTTTGTAAACTCATAAGCATCTAATTTTTTATTATATTCTTTTGATACGCTATCAGTCATTGCTCTAATATTTTGTGTATATAATTTAGATTGAAATTCATTATTTGCTTTTTCTTTACTTAGATTCGAACAAGTTTGAAAAAGAACCACTGACAACAATACAATCATAACAAAAAACAATAAAGGATAGTATTTTTTTATAAATTCTAAATTTTTTTCCATTTAATTTTTATTTATTTTTATTATTAAAAAAATTATAAGTTTAATTTAAATTATTTTTTCAATAAATATTTTATTGTTAGTGTTTATTTTATTAATATCATAGCCATTTAATTTACCATAATTAAATGTGCCTCCTCCAAAAAATCCTTCAAAATCTCCACCATAGAAATGTCCTCCAGTCCAAGATTCTGGATAATTAGATAATTCTAAATTCACTGAAAAATTTCCGATATCACTAAATAATACAGTACAACCGCTTTGAGTACTAATTAAAGTACTTGTACTACCTGATATTAAATACCATTTATATGTGGAATATGATGTGTAACCGCTAGTTATAAAAAAATCAACTAACTGTCCTGATGCAATATCTCCATTTGGATATCTATCTATAATTACAGAAGATGTTATTGGCATATTTATTTTATTTTATTTTATAATTTAATGTATTATTAAATCAATTGAATTTGCTCACGACAAATAGATTTATTATGTGTTAGTATATTGTTCGCTATATATGTACCTAAATCAGTCGATATATTTATAACTAATTGCTCCATATTTACTATCGATATGCTTGTTATTGGAACTTCTTGCTTATCTTTATTTATTAAAATGTCACCAACTTTAAGATTTATTGCATCTATTTCAATTATTGAATCTTCAATTTTAATTAAATGTACATGTCCTTCTGATGATTCTAATAAACCTTGATTAATGTTAACTATACTAAAAACAAGATGTGTTGACTTACTAGTAACATTGGATTCAACATATGCATCATTAGAAATTGATAACAACTTATCTCCAATATTAATATCACTTAATAACTTAGTTGAATTATCAAACATTGTAATTAATGTATTAGGAACTAAACATGTCATAGTTACTATCAACTCATTAGAATATACATTATGTAATGTGTTTACTGAGTCATGAACAGATGCAACAACATGATATATCGCGCCGATATAATTTCCAGCTGTATATGATAGTGTGTTACTATTTATGTTTGTTGTACCAGGACTTATTGACAATGATCCACAAGTTTCAGGATATGCTGAAAATGTATATGTATATGGAGGAACTCCACCATAAATAAACATATATAATGAATACATAGATTTTTCAGTTAAATCTACAGAAGATATAGGATTATATGAAGATGTAGTAGTTGTAGTTGTATTTACATTATTAAATAAGTAAATATTTGAATCTACTGGACTAATACCTCCTAATGCTGTCAATTTAAATGTTAATGTAGTATTTGGCTTGCCATTTAAACTAAATTTTCTAGGAGAAACTACATTACCTGCTGAACTAAAATCGTAATTTATTCCATCTGATGAGCAATAAATTATGATAGTTGTTGATCCTGATGGTACTCCACTAAATTTAATATCGACAGAATTATCAAACAATTCACTATAATTAATACTATTTATTATAAATGTACCTAACATTGTAGTGGTGGTTGTAGTAGTTAAACCAGAGTAAGTAGTAGTTGTAGTGGTGGTTGGACTAGAATAAATTGTAGTAGTTGATGTTGTTGTTGCATTTACATTTATTGCTAATGAATTTGATGATCCTGAATTTATCATAGTAGTAATAAATGCTCCATCATTCCAATATCCATCTCTCCAAACACAATCAAGCATATTTCCATCAGTATATACACTATATTCAAAAAGACTATTTTTTGAATAACAATTAGTAAAATTTCCATTTTTTATATTTGTATCTTCAAATATACTATTTCTAAATGTTCCATTATGAATAGTTAATCCAAATAATAATTCATTTGCACTTTCTTCAAATAATGCATTACTACCATCTTCCATTATTAAAAAATTTCCATCTTCACTTAGCATTTTTAATACTGATGAATTTATATTATAATAGAAACCGTTAAATATATCACCTCCATAAAAAATTATATTTTTATAATTTCCATTATAAAAATTACCACCTATGACATTTAAATTTGACATATTTGAATTGTATACATTTGCATTATATATTGAATATAAATTTGAATCATTTTCAAAATATCCACCATTAATATCAACATCTCCATCAATATTACAATTAAAAATTATTCCTCCATTTATAACAGACTTCACTGAACTACCATAAATATTTGAATTCTTCATTGTACCTCCATTAAAATAACCTCCATTAAATGAACTATCTGTAAATGTTCCATTATTAAACACACCATTTTCGAATATACATTCATCAATAAAATCAGCATAACGTACTAGTCCATCATGCCATTTTATACCAATAAATGTACCTCCGTTGGCAGTACCTCCTGACCAATAACTATTCTCAAATGTTCCACCATTAAATGTTCCACCATACCAGCCATAAGGATTATCAAATTTACCACTATTCCATACTCCACTTGTCCATGGTTTTGTCCATGAAAAATCAGAATTTTCATTATCCCAAAAACCATTATTGAAAATATTAGTATCATCCATTGAACAGCCAACAAATTTACCGTCATCAATAACATAATTATAAAATGTACAGCCACTAAAATATCCGTTTTTTATATAATTTGACATATCATTATTTCCAGTTATAATACAATTAATAAATCTACCAGTCTCAATATTACAATTATTTAAAGTGCAATCTTCAACTATGTTATAATAAGTATTATCATCTGATAAAATAGTAGATGTTTGAGATGTATTAGTATTTGCCTTATCTAAAAATTTAGACATATAGCCTTCACTTGTTATAATTGATTTTATTCCTGAGTATTTATCTATAAATGTCATTCCATAGATACTAGTATTTTTAAAAACTCCTTGAGTTACGTTCATTTAATTTAGATGCTTTTTTCATTATTATATATAAAAATTACCAACTTACAAATAAAAATAATAATATATAAAAATATGAGAATTTATGAAAGAAAAAAGGTAATAAAAGAAGCATTAGTTAATTCATTTGTTGAGGATTACAAGTCATATAAAAACACCATATGCTTAATTAACAAAGAATTGTATGATAATGAAATAAAATATCAATATTCATATGATGAATTCTGTGTTGACTTTTTAGAACAAACACTAAAAGAAATTGAGAATGTTGACATATTTAATTATGATGAATATGATTCGTTTTATTCAAACTTTTGGATATTTAATTTATACAATTTAAAAAATATGTTATCAATAAAACTTGAATCTCTTGGATATAATTATGATGATATTTATAATAAAGATAAAGAGATGAGTATAAACATTTTTTTAATTTAATCAATAATTATGATTTTTGAACCAAAAATTAAACTATTTACAAAATTTTTAATACATTTAATAGGAAATAACGTTGTTGGAATAACACTATGTCCATTTGGTATTTTTGTTAAAAACATTGAAGATAAAGACACAATTGATCATGAAAAAATTCATTGGAGACAACAAATAGAAATGTTAATAATAATATTTTATTTGTTCTATTTAATTGAATGGTTCATAAAGATGTTTTTTTATAAAGATGCATACAGAAATATATCATTTGAAAGAGAAGCTTATTCAAATAGTAAAAATTCAAATTATTTAAAAAATAGGAAATGTTTTTCTTGGATTAAATATATTTTTAAAAATTAAATCAAACTTTTTATATATTCTCATATATAAATTATAAATGTTTCAAACTTTAATAGGTTTGGAATATTTAAAGCTAAAAGGCTATAAAAAAAAAAATTAAAGGCATGAAAGAATTTGAAAATGTCGATTTATTCGACTCAATTGACGCACAAAGCGAAACACTAGATTTTCTAGAAAAAAAAGGTGGTAGTTTAGATGGTATTTATCGTCCAAAAATTACTGACAAAAAGAAAGGTTATGTTGCAACCATTAGGTTTTTACCTAATCTTACAAAAGATGGTAAAGTATCATTATCTGCAATCGAAAAACATCAACACTATGTTGATTTTAAAAATCATCCAGAACTTCAAGGTTACTATGATTGTATGAAAAATTTCACAGACAAATGTGATATCTGTACAATGTATTGGAAATTGAAGAACTCAAAAAACGCATCTGAAGTTGAAAAAGCAGAATTAATTAGTAGAAGTACTAAATATTATTCTTATATTTTAGTTGTTGAAGATGAACAAAATCGTGATGCAGAAGGTAAGATTTTAATCTATCCTTATGGTTACAAAATCAAAGAAAAAATCAAAGATCAAAAAGATGGTATTTCTGGTGATCCATGCAATGTTTTCGATCTCGCAAACGGAAGGGATTTTAAATTGGTTATGAAGCAACTTGGTGAATATCCTAATTATGACTCAAGTACTTTCTTAGAAGTATCTCCTATCAAAATTATGACACCAAAGGGATTAGCTAAGGTTCCAGTTGAAATTGACGAAAAAACAGGAAAGAATAAAATCACAAATCCTAAAGTTAAAGAAAAAGTTATGTCGTTTTTGAAAGAACGTACAGTAGATCTTGAAGATCATCAACCAAAAGAATGGTTAGCTGAAGATAAATATAAAGTATCTCAAATACTTGACATTATTTCTGGTAATGAAACATCTTTTGCTAAAAAAGAAGCAGAAAGCTCATCTAATGACAATGTTTCAACAAAAGAATCAAAAAATGTTAAAAACAACGAAGATACTTTTGGAGGAGATGATGATGATGCTAATAATTTCTTTGATATTGATAGTGAAGAATAAAATATAGTTATATTAATTATAAAAAAGCCACTGAATAAAATTCAGTGGCTTTTTTTTATTTCTTAATGAATATTTTATATCCTCCATAAGCAATTGAAACAAATATCCAAAGTCCTAATAAAGTTTCAGCAAAAATAGCAGCATCATTACCATAAATAATAGAATAAGATACCACTATTATGATATAATTAACAATCATAAACCAATTTGTCTTAAACCATATTATAAACTTATTAAACAAAGATACAGATACCTCTCCAACTTTTTTAAAAAATAATTTGATTTTTTCTAACATAACGTTTTCTTTTATATATTAATATTTTTAGTTACATTATATCAAAAACCTATTTAACTAATTTATGGTGCAACAGTCGTAGTAGTTGTAGTTGTTGGCGCAACAGTTGTAGTTGTTGTAGTTGTTGGCACAACAGTTGTAGTTGTTGTAGTTGTTGTAGGGTATTCATAAATACTAACAGTACCTGTTACAACAGTAACACCAGACAAATATTTGTAATCAACATAAACATCATTATCAACTAATGTAGTAGTTCCTGTAATAAAATGATCTGTAATAGTTCTCATACCTGTTATTTCAAAACCTGGATAATTTAAAATTTCTGATTCATCATCATGAAATTCATATCCTTCACCCCAAGGTGCTGTGTTTCCAGTTGGTTGGTAGCTAAAAAATGCGCCATCTATAATTTTCGTTCTTTTCATATTTTTAATTTGTTTTTTTTATTATTTGTATTATATATTAAATAAAAAAAATGATTTTTTAATTAATTAATTTTAAAAATTCTACTTTCAAATTTAATATATATATATATATTAAAATTGAAAATTAATTTTTTATGATTACAATTTTTAAAATATTTGAGAATAAAAATGAAATACCAAATTATAATAATTATATTATAATATCATCTAAATATTTAGATGAAGACCATACAACTATATATACTGATGACGCAAAAAATTTCATTGACAATAATATAGGTGTAATGATAAATAAATGTGAATGCTTGAATAACATTTGGATTTTACATATTAAATATGATAATATACCAAAAAATATATTATCTAAATTTAGAAAATTTAATTATAATGAAAACTATGCAATTGCAACATTCACAGTTGATTTTAATATACAGAGTATTAACAATGAAATTTCATTCGATAAAAATAAAGAAATTTTAAAAATAAAACTTGATACAAATAAATTTAACATATGATACACATAAAAACATATAAAATTTTCGAAAAGACATCTCTTACTAATATAGGAGTACCAAATTCTGTAATGAAAAGTATGCAAAGAAATTATGAAATTTCAAGTGATGCAGAATGGAAATCATTGAAAGTTAAAAAAGAAATAATCAAATATTTAACAGAACCAACAAATAATTTGATAATATCCATTTGCAAGGATAAAATATTTGTGTCATTCTCACATGAATCAGAATATTATATTGAAACATTTGAATTGATAGAAAGAGATGATTTTGGAAACGAAGATTGGAAAAAAGTAGATAGAGTAAAAACAACAATAACTGATATTTTAAGTAAAATTAAAAGGGGATGTAAATCATATGTTATTGTATCAGGTGGTTGGTTATCTGACTATTCAGCAGAAAGAAAAATAAAAAAGTCTGAAGTAGAATTCGATAAATTCACAAATCAATTTAAAATAGATTTTGCAGAAAACTTCACAAGAATTGTTAAAAATATGTATGGCAAAAAAGCAAATATTATATCAGATATTATTGTAAATCATTTAAAAAATGTTCAATCAAATATAAGTGCAGATGAAATTCGTGAAATATTATTTATAAATGTAGAAAGAGCAAAAACAGCAGATGAATTTAAACAAAAGTCAAAAGATAAAGATCCTTATAAAATTTATTCTAAGATTATAATGGACAATTCACTCACCATATTTGATGATTTTATAGTTAATTTTGAAGATGGTATATCTGATAAATATAAAGAATATTTAAATATTCCTATTTTAGTTGAAAATTATTCAAGAGATAAGATATTTACTGCTTTTTGTTATTATCTTTACACAAACAGATTGATGGATTTATGAGATATTTAAAATCATTTGAAAAACAATTAACATCAGAGGAAAAAGAAAGAATAGGAAATTATGTAATAATATATCCTTGTTCTGTTACTCCTAATGAAAGAAAATTTTTTAATAATAATATTGGACAAATAGTTGCAATACATATAAATCCGATAGGAAATGAAAACTCAATAAAAGTACAATATGATAAAGAAATAATACCTTTTAATGTCATATTAGGAAAAGATAGTACCTATAGTACTAGAAATTATGAAATCACTCATGAATCTAAATATAAAGAAGATTTGGAAGCATTATTATTGTCAAAAAAATTTAACATTTAAATGAAATATCTTAAAACATATGAAATGGTTCACACATATCCAAAAGAAGGAGATTATGTAATAATAAAATCTGAACGATATATAACAAGCAATCTAGATTTTTACGAAGAATCAAAAAGTAGCATATTTAAAATTGATTCTATTGTAGATGAATCTCATTTTTTAATATATTGTAAATCAATAGGATGTACTGCGGAATTTCCAATGTCAGAACTAAAATATTGGTCTGATAGTGAAGATGAATTGAGAGTATATATTGATTCAAATAAATTTAATTTATAATATGAAATATATTCACAGATATAAAAAAGTAGTCAAAAATGGAGATTTAAAAACATTAAATAATACATTATATAATATAGGTGATAGATTTAAAAAACTGTTATCATTAATTAAAAAATTAGATATCACAGAAGAGAATAAAACAACACTAAAGATGAAAGTTGATTCTCATGATAAGATAATTATAGATTATTCTTATTATTCTTATTGTTTATTTGAAATTGTATTAAATTTAGATTATGACAATAACTATAGATTAGCTACTGTAATACAAAGCAAAACAGCAAACGACTATATACTATTTGATTTGATAAAAACAATATTTTATAATTATATAATAGATAATTCTACACATGGATATTGTAACTATATTATACCATCAAATGAAATAGAGTCATTATTGACTAATTTAGAAGATAGTTTTAATGCAACATTAAAAGCAGAAAAATTTAACTTATGAAACACTTAAAATCAGTTGAAAATTACAATAAAAAGGATATAAAAATTGGAGATTATGCATTAGCTAATATTCATGGATACAGAGGTATGGGTTCAAAAGAATTTATGTATTTTATAAATAATAATATCGGTAGAATTATAGAAATAGAAGATCCTAAGAAAATATTTGATAACGTATCTATAGAGTATGAAAATGTACCATATGAAATACAGCACCCATGGTTTAGATTTGATGAAGAAACTGGTAAAATATTCAAAAGAACCAGGTATGGAACAATAATAGTGAATTCTGAAAACAAAGAAGATATTGAAATAGCATTATTATCAAAAAAATTTAATATATGATACATATTAAAGAATTTGAAAACAAGTATGACAATATGATTGGATATCCAAATTTGATACCAGGACAAATGTATATACAAGATGAAACAATTTGCTGTTACATAGGTGACAATAAGAATTCAAAATATAATTTAGTATTTTTATTATTTCATGATAATAGAAACACAAAAGATTTTTATTATTTAATTGAATGGACAAATTGGTTGAAATTTACTCCTCTTAATATTAATATTAAAGACTATATTATTAAAAATAACTTAGTACTTAAAACAATGAAATCATTGAAAAAACATGAGTTTTCTGGCATTCCAAATGGAATTAGTTTAAAACTTATAAAAAAAATTTATGATTCATTATCAGATAATATAGATGTATCTATGTTTATAAATTTAGATAAATTTAACATATAAAATAAACAAATTAAAAATATGAAACACATGAAAACTTACGAAGCTAAAGATGAAGAACAGATTAAGAAAGAACAAGAAAAAGTTGACATTCTAGGAGATTTATTAAGTGAAAATCCTGACTATGAAACACACGATTTTTATGTTTTCCTTGCATCAGACAAATTTAAAGAAACAAAAGGAGGATTATACAAAAAGGAGTTAGATATTGAAAATATGGTTAGAATTACACCAGATCTTCATAGTCTATCATCAATGGCAGGTTTAGAAATAAGATCAAGATTTCAACCAGAAATAAAAATGTATAATATATGGCTACCAAAAGAAGCAAGAGAAGATATTGAAGGTAAAAGTTCAAGTTCAATGGAATCTTGGCTAGTAGGTTTGATTGATAAAAATAAAAGACAAGGTGGAGATGAACAAGGTAAGCAATCATATACAAATGCTAAACAAAGAAGAAATGACTTGTCAAAATTTAACTTATAATAATGGAAAATACACTAAAATATTTGAAGAAATAAATAATGAGGAATGGAGTAATTATTGCACAATTATAAGTAATGATAATAATGATAATCCAGAAGTATATCTTTGTAATAATGAACTTCAAGGATTTATTCATCTTAAAAATTTAATATATGAAGTATATCATAATCATGGAGATGATGATAAATTCAATAACGATATGTTAAGAGAATTTAGTGCAATGGATAATCTTAATGACTTATATGAGGCGTTCTGTGCTAGAAATAGATCAATAAAAATTGATTTAGTTTATTGTGAATTGAACGAAGAAGTTGAACTTGATAAATGGATAGTAGATTGGGAGTTTAAAAACACAACAAACAAATTTAACTTATAATATGAAGCATTTAAAATATTTTGAAAATATCATAAATAATAATGAGGACGAAAAAAGGCTTATAAGTTTATGCTATCATGAAAATCAATTTATGCTACCAAAATTTATAGAATTTCTTGATGAACATCCAGACGTGAATATCAATTATCAAGAAATTGATAATGGTTGGACTCCATTATTAATTGCTATTAATAACAGTGGATTTGAATTTGGTAAAATACTTTTAGATAAAGGAGCAGATTCAAATATATTTTCTTATACACCAGAACTTGGAAAATTTCCATTTGATAATGACTCTGCAATGTTTAAAATGATAGATAAATTACAAGGATTAGAACATCAGTCAACAGATTATATAAATAAATTCTGGAGTTTCTTACATATACTAATACCTTTAACAGATTTAAATAAACAAACAGACATTTTTAATAGAACTCCATTAATTAAAGTTGCAGAAAATTCAGAGATAAGAATAGATATCAATGTTTCTTTGAAAATGATAAAAAATCTTCTCAAAGAAGAACCAAATATAGAAATAAAAGACAATAAAGGATATGATTTTATATATCATTTGATGAAAAAATCAAATCTTAAAATAATAGAAGAATTGTGCAATGAATTTAAAAGTGTTAATATGATATACAACACAAAAAAGTTTAACATATAAATAAATTGATTAAAAATTATAAATTTTTAATCAATTCTTTAAAATGTTTATCAAATATTACTTTAACTTTATTATAATTAGAATTAGAGCATACTATTGAATCATGAACAGTAAACAATATAATATCAGGATATGTTTCATAAATTTCTTTTAATACGGTATTAAACACAAAATCACTCTCCATTTTTTGAAGTTCATGAGATAATTCTTTATAATTGTTTTTTTTATCTTTAAATTCTAAAATATACTCATAAACAGATGGATATAATTTCTGAAATATTTTATTCAATTTTTTATTAGTTTTTAAATTATTACCAAATAAAACTTTGTACATAAGTTCTTTAGCCTCATACCTTTCAGTTAATTTTGAATTATTAATAATATCTTCATAAATTAAACCTTCTTTCACCAAATCAAAATACCTTTTAGTATCACCATTTATATGTGGCAGTTCTTTTTTTAATAGAACAGCAAAGAATAATGGCTGAGAATTCTTAATATCAATTTCAGAAATCATCTCATTATCAATACTTAAATATTGATTACGAATTTCTTTCTTAAGAATTGTAAAATTTGTATGAAATCTGCCATAATCATCAAAATTAAAATATATACTTTTTGAATTTATATTTTCAACTGATATTAAATTCTTTTGATATTTTGGCTCACACATCTCACCACTATTCCTTCTATCATTAAGTAGTTTTAAAGCTCCTTTATAATCAATATCAATCTTGGTTAATGATTCTATTATCTTACTCCTTATACCTACTTGGATAGAGCTAAAACTCATCTCAGTTATAGATGTTTCGTATCTATTATTTATTTTTTTTAATAATTTTGTATCATAATTTTTCCATCTTAATACATCATATGTATAATCAATATTTAATTTATATGTCTTAGTTTTTTTACCAACACAATAATTAGAAACCATTACCATGAATCCTTGCTCACATAAATAATTTATGTAATAATTATAATATTCTCCATACCTTTTTTTCAATATGAGTGATGATAATTTAAACTTAGAATCTGTATTATTACTAAAATAATATTTGATAATAAGTTCATGTACGATATTGATAAGATATGAGCATTGTAAGTTCACACCTTTATATTCTAATTTTTTTATTTGCGTTAAATACTGAAAATCCTTTGAAACAAATTGCCAAATATAATCACTAGATTTTGAAACCACTTAATATTATTTTTTCTTTAATATAGACGATTTGAACACCTTTGTTTCATTAATTATTTTTTTATTTAAATATACATATTTTAAATAATATATAAACTTTTAATAATAAATAAAATACAAATAAAAAACAATTGATAATAAATGAATTCATTTATATTTATAACAAACATTCTATATTTAGTAATAATGATGATTTTAGTTTTATTCAACATTAAACTTGGTAATAAATCAGCAGCATATAAAATATCTGGATTGATAATTATAACTATATTATTTGTCATTACACTATCATATGCTTTATTGAACACTCCAATATTATCCAAATAAAAATATATTATTATTTTGTGTATTTAAAAAAATGTATTATCTTTGCATTAAATTTTAAAACATATAATAATGAAAAAATTTATAACAATCAATCAAAAAGATAAAGACATCTTCAAAATGGTTAATCAAACTGAAAAAGGATTTGATTTGATCATTACATCTAGCACAGAACTAGAATCTTTTTTAGATAATATAAATTTTAATGAAGATGAAATTTATATTGTATGGCAGCAAAAATTCAGGAGTGAAAACTATACATTATATAAAAAATGTATTTTATCAAAACCAGAAATTAATTATATAAAAACACCTGGTGTATTCTCAATGAATAAAAAATGTGGTAGTAAAATTAATGTTAGTTGCTCTGGTATATCTTATTTTACATCTAACAAAACATTTATTAACAAAAGAGTTAGATATTCTACACACTCATTTAAAGATTCAAATTTGTTAATCAGGATGTTGAAAATTGGAGAATTAAACTCAACAGAATATGAAAGTAACTATTAATAAAATAAGTTCATCTAACAAATTAATCAGAAAATGTAAACTCAACAAGATTAATAATATTGATGTTTCTGAGCCAATAAGTTATGATTATGCTTGTAAATATGAAAAAGAAAATGAAGATATTAGAGATCTTCATATTTTTTGTTTATCAATTGCAATGGAATTAATTGAAGATGAGATTTTAAATCCAGATAATAAAGTAAAGATTAAATATTTAAAATTACCAGGTAATAAAAATATTATATCAGAAGTATATAAAATATCATCTTTCATTATTAATGATAAAAAACGTAATCCTGATAAATATAAAAAAAATGATAATAATTGATTAGTGTCATAAATAATATATTTATATTAAAAGATACTAAATTATTATTATAATTATAATATAATTTTCATATATCAAAAAAACTAAGTATCTTTGTACTGTAATTAAAACTAAATATATTCACTCTAACAAAATTGTTTAATATGGAAAAAAGTTGTAATTCACCGCCAATAAACTAACATATAAAATATATAAAATAGATAAATCAAAAATAGATATAATAATAAAGATAGATAATATGAAAAATAGTTGTAACTCACCACCGAGATAATAACATATAAAATATAATAGATAAAATATAAAATATAAAATATAATAGATAAGCCAAAAAAGCAAAAAAAATTAAAAAGTCATTCTTAAATATAAGAATGACTTTTTTCATGTTATTAAATAATATTTTATTATACTTCTTCAGCAGCTTCTTGTGCATTTTCTACTTTTTTAGCAAGATTAACACCTTCTATTCCCAATTCACCTTGTTTTAATCTGTCTATAATATCGTTGTAATGTGCTAATTCAATATTAACTTCTTCCACAACTTCTTCATCAACATCTTTTCTTTTAAATAATGAAGCGCCTTTTTGTCCTAGTCTTGTAATCATTTCAGCAAACTCCTTACCACGTTCACCTAATTTGTTATTTTTCAACAATTCAACTACACCACTAGTAGCTACTGATGCAATATTTTTTCCTATTAAACCTACAGCAACAGCATCAATTGAAATACCTAGCCAATAATAAACTTGTTCAATTGAACTCAATGATGATACATTAGAAAATAACTCAGCCCATATATTTTCATTTACTTTATCTTCAACATCTTCATTTACTTTATCTTTAACATTTTCTGATACAATATTTTCTGATACAATATTTTCTGATACAAATGATTCGAAATATTTAATTTTTTTCATAATTTTTTATTTTTATTTTTATTTTATAAACTATATATAAATTTTCACAAATTGAATTTATCAGCGTTAAACATAAAATCAAAAGCTCCTTTTACCTTAGAACTAAAATTGTTTGAATATTTCTCATAATATTTTTTAAATTTAGCTAAATCTGTTATATTAGACACAAATTCAATTATTCTATTGTCTACTTTTTTAATAAATTCAGGTTTGTAGTATTTATACATTTTATCTTCAATTTTAAACACAGTATTACGGTTAGTAGTAATAGATGATTCAATTTTATGTTCTTTAATAAAATTGTCTATATTTCTATAAAAACTATTAGGCTCAGTATATGAGTTGTTTATTCCAATAAGATTATTGAATATTGTTCTATATTCAAATCTATCTGATTCTAATTCAGATAATGTTAATTTATCAATTTTATCTAAAATATTCAAGTTTTTTATATAATCAGTGATAAAATCACTAATCATTTTTTCTTCTTCTATTTCTAAATATTGATATTTATCCTTTTTACTATAATCAGATTCTCTTCCTTCAAAATTTTTTAAATATTTCATATATTAAATTTATTTGTTTCTATTTTCATTTTTAATTCTTCTATTGTTTTACTATGATCAACTATTCTATCAATATCAAAACTTCTTATACATAAACCATTTTTAATATTAAAATAACTTTTGATACTTTCAGGTACATCGTCATATAATACACGAATATCAGTATTTATGTATCTATTATCAATACTATATATTTTGCCAATAGTACTATTTATAAAATTTTCTGTTTCTATTTGTTTTTGATTATATTTAGATATGTTAATTTTAATCAATACATAATCACCAACATTTAAATTATCTGTTAAACTTTCATAATATTTCAAATATTTCATATATTAAATTTTTTTGTTTGTAATTTCAGTTGTAATTCCTCTATTGTTTTACCATATTCGAATAGTTCATCATTACTAAAATTTCTTTCATATAAACCATCAGAATTGTTACAAAAATAACCTTTAATTTCATAAGGAACATTTTCATATGAAATATTAATTCCATTATATTTACGTATGTTACATATCTTACCAATTGTTGTATTTATATATTTATAGTATATCTTATCGCTAGTCACAAAACTATTATAAACAGCAATTTTCATCAATGCATAATCTCCTATTTTTACGTCATCTGTTAAACTTTCATAAAATTTTAAAATTTTCATATCATTATATATAATTTTTATACTATAGTTTTTTTATTCAAAAATATTATTGTATCTTTGTCTAAAATATAATACTCTAATCATCAAATAAAAAATCATGAAAAAGAAAGCAATAATTACAATCTCTGTTATCATTGGATATCCTATCATATTTTGTTTAATAGGATCATTTTTTTGGTCATATACTGGTGCATTACTAGGCTTTTTATCAGGTATATTATTAGATATTATATTTATCACAATATTAAAATCAATCACTCATGGAGAAAGTTTATATGAAGAACATGAAAACTTTGGTCATTCATCCAATAGATAGAACAACTGATTCATTATCTGAAATTTATAAAAATAAAGATTGGACAGTTATTAGATCATTACCATCAAAATCTAAACTCAAGAGATTAATAAAATCTCATGATAGAATTATTATGATGGGTCATGGCTGTTCTAACGGGCTATTATCTGCTGATAAAAAAAGTCTTATCATAGATTCAAGTATGGTTCAATTTATTAGAGATAAACAGTGTGTAGGAATATGGTGTTATGCTGATCAGTTTTTCAGAAGATATAAAATTCCATATGCTTGCACAGGAATGATAATTTCTGAATATGATGAAGCTATAGATAATTGTATCAGTTGCAGTTTGAAAGATATTGATGATTCAAATAAAAAATTCGCAAAAACAATAGCAGAAAATATAGATGATGATTTTTTTGTTGACTTAGTTATAGAATCTTATAAAATTGATTCAAATCCTATTGTTGACTTTAATTCAAAAAATATATTTAAATGGAACAATGGTTATTATTAAAATATGAAATTAGAAGAAATTACAAATAATATTACAAAAAAAATTACAGAATATATTGAATTCGATATAAAGGAATTATTTAATCAATCAGATTGTATCACCATATATGGAGGAGCGGTTAGAGATAGTATAGCAGGACTTGATATTCACGATGTGGATATTCTTTGTATGCCTAAATCTGCAGAAATACTAAGAACATTTTTAATTAATTGTAAAGATTATAAAATTATAGATTTGTATGATATAGATACATTAAATATGTATAAAGGAATATCAATTATTCAAGATCCTTGGACATTAATAAATAAAAACAATAAAATTATTCAAATAATCAGACCATCATTTGGAGACGTAAGGAAACTTGATGCATATAAACTTTATAAAAATGCATATTATTCTCTAATTAAAAATGTTGATTTGTCCTGCTGTGGTGTTTTTATTGAAAAATGTTATGATATAATATTACTTAAAGAATCTTGTAAAGATGCTATAATTCAATGTTTATCAAAAACATTTCAAGTTAATAACTGGGCAACATTATACAATATAGAGAGAACAAATTTCAGAGAGAATAAGTTAACTAAAAGAGGCTGGACTAATTTAGAACCATCTTATTATATACGAATAACCAATTTAATTAATAATAAAAAAATTAAAATTGAAAGAATGATGAAAATATTATCATTAGAATTAAAACCTAACTATAATTATAAAATATGGACTGATGATGAATATGAAAAATATTATAAATCTGATATTAAAAATGATTATCCATTTTAAAAAATAAATATGAAAAAAATTAAAACAGACGCAGAAAATACAAGAGAAAAACTAATCAAAGAAATTGAATCAAAGACAAAAGAACTTGAACAATTAGATTTAAAAGAAAAATTAGGTGAAAAAAAATCTGCAATCAAAGAATTATCTGAATTTACAGATAAAGAAAAATGTAAATATTTTGATAAATTTTATAAATCAGCATCAAATAATCTAGAACGATATATTGAAACAAAATTTGAAAAATCTGAAGAGGAACATTATTCATGGGAAGAACATATGTCTATATTATCACGTGATAATAAATTATTTTGGAATTATTACAATTCTATAAATAAATAAAAAATAAACTATGAATGATTTCATTATTTTTCATCATTTTTACCGAACTATTAAATAATCTTAAAAAGTTATTAATTTTTGGTTAACTTTTTTTTGTGTCAAAAATTATGTATATCTTTGCATTATGAAAACAGAAGATAAAATACAACAAGTAATTGATTTGTCAGATCAAAAAACAATTCTACTAAAAGAATTGAAAGAGTCTGTTATATATGAACAAAAAAAATATGACTTAAGACTTGTTGTTATGGGATTTGATAAATCTTATATTCTATTTAACATATCTAACCAAACAGAAGTTTCATCAGGAAGAATAGATAGAATTAAATCATTTATAAAAATAAAATGTATTGATATTGAAACTATTTACAATAATAAATATTTAGTATCATGAAAATAAATTTTGAATTTGATTTATGCATTGATAACTCTATATTAATAGACTATGTATCTCAAAATTCTGGATGGGATTGGGATGACGTTTGTGACATGGAAAAAGATTATAGACATTCAGATATGTTTGAAACTCCAATAGCTTATCCATTAATTGAATTAGGAGAAAAAGATGTTACAACTTTTCAATATTGGGTTGAAAAATTCATAGAAGATTATAAAGAAGAAATAGGAAATAAAACAGTTTATTCATTATTCATAAATTATTAAAATCATGAAAGTAAGTTATCAAAAAGTTAGTGCTATTGCACTAGATGAATTATCAAAATGTAAATATCTTTACTTTAATCAAATGGTAGGAGTTATCGGTACTATATTAGACAAATCAGGCGTTGATAAGTCAAATCCTATTCCTGATGATTGTTTTATTGCTATTAAAGAAGCTATTTCTGATGAATTTCATGGTGGCATGGAACCAGAATTTGATACAAAAGAACAATTTGATGATTGGACTAACATGAACTCTGAACATTATATGTACATCACAGAGAAAGATAAAAACGATGACAGTAGATTTCGTTTTCAAGTCTCACCTTACAAAGACAAAACAATTACATACTTAGTATACATCAAATAACTAATGGCAATCATAAAATTATCAAACAAACAACTAAGATTAATTCAAAAATCTCTTGATTTATATTCGAGAATTGGAATGCTTCAATTAGATGAAGTTTTAAATCATCCAACAATTGATAATTCTATAACTGAACAATTTACAGATAAAAAACAACTTGAAGTTGGTGATGAAACAATGAGAGGAAAAATTGTAGAGATTGGTAAAAGTTATATAAAAACAGAAGGTAGTTGGGGTAATGGTAATGAAGTAAAAAAATGGAAAGATGTCAAAAATTTGAAATTATCTCCAGATTGGGCAAAACTTCATGATAGAACAAGAGAAATAAAAACTAGATTAAGTGAAATAAAATATTTAATTACTGGTGATAGTACTTTTTATAGTGCATATTTTGGTATTCACAGTAAACAAGTTGATGAAACATGCAGAGAAGCGTATGATATCATACAAGTCATAAGACATGAATTTTGGAAAGCTCAAAAGGACAAAAGTAATTACACTGTTGACTCATCTATTTCAAAATCATCAATGGATGACTCAGTTGAAGTCATATTAGATGATATAAAGGATATAAGAAAGCAAAAAATTAATAAATTAACAAATTAATTAATAAATAAATAATATGAATTACTATCTATTTTTATACGGAGACACCTTAGTATGGTGCGCATCAGAAAAAGATTTCAACGACATGAGCAAAAATGAAGAATACAAGTACATGGGTACAATATTAGAACGGGGATTTAGTACAGGACCAAGTATTGAACCATATAGAGGAAAAAATTTATGATTAATTTAATATTTATATTGCTGATAGGAATGTGTCTTTCATTTGAAATTCACAAAAGTATAAAATTTAAAATGTTTTATAGAATTAATATGATATCAGTTTATTATGGTAAAAATATTACTAAAAAACTGAATTCTAATATATTATTATTTTTTTCTAAAATGACACTAATAGATATTATCTATACATTATTAACACTTATTGGCTTATTTACAATAAATTCAAATTTATTTTTAGTGTTAATATGTATGTCATTTATAAAAACTATTGTATTCAAATACATAAAAAATAAAATTTTTATAAAAGCATTTATATTTTTTGACTCATTTTTTTCAATTCCAATTTTAACTATAATAATAATAAATTTGTTATTTTACAAAATTCCAGATATATTATTATTAACAAACATATATAATATCATATTCTAAAAATTATGCTACTAAATATAGATATTGAATTCATGATACGTGATATCAAAAATATAATACCGTCAATAAATGTAATAATTACAGGTAATACTGGAATAGTATTAATTGACAATGATCTTAGATATTCTACTCAAGGTAATAATACAAATGAAATGATAAAATCATATTTATCTGGAATGCAGATAGGTATAACATTTGGATTAAAACATAAATAAAAATAATAAATGGACCACACTACAATATTAAAATCACCATTGAAAGTTATTTGTGTATACCCAAAAAGTTCAATAAAATTAATAAAAGGTGGAGAATATTATGCTATTGAATTATATGATACTGGAGCAAGTACAAATAAAGAAAAACGAGTTTTAATAAAAGGCTTAACATATTATTCAGCTATTAATTTTAAATTAGAAAATGGTGATTATTTGTATGTACATGATACTTTCATAGTAAAATCAAAAACATTAGATACTGATAATATAGACTATACTGGACAATATGTTAGATGTAATCGCAGTAGCTCAATTCAAACAAAAGAAGGAGCAATTTATTATGTAGAATTGCAATTTAAGAAACGTCAAAGAGGATATACATTTGATTATCACTATCTAAAATTAAGAGGAATAAATAAAAATATGTATTCATATCAATTTGATGAGATTTCTATAAGTGAGCAAAGAAAATTAAAATTAGATAATATTAATGGAATTCAAATTGAAACTGGAAATATTAGAAAATTTACACAATATTCAGAAAAAGAAAAACTTGTTATCTTCTTAGAAGGATTATCAAAATCATTATCTGATATCAACAAAACTCAAAATTCAGATAAAATAGTTACAAACATATATAAATCTTTAACAACTAAATGCAAAAAATATGATGTCATAGAAAAAGATTTTGAGGAATTTCTCAAACTTGACATAAAAACTATACTTGAAATATACAACATAAAAATTTAATGTCGTCATAAATGATTATTGGTAATAAGTGCTATGTGAATATGTCTGTGAAGATCTAAACACAAATTATAGCACTTATTTTTTTTATATATATCATAAAAAATAACATATGAAGCATATTAAAGTTTATGAATTTTTTGAATATGATATTCCTGAAAAAATTAAAAAATTAGCAATGGAATTAGAATTCAAATTCAGAACAACAAGTAAAGAAGATATGAAAAACAAAACAATATTTCAAATAATAAAAGAACTTGGCTTTGATTCAGGTGAATTATCTGGAATAGAATTAGGTCAAATATTACAATATCAAATGAAATTTAATAAATCAAATGATGAGGAATTCTTAAAAAAGTACAATGATTATAAAAAAAACTCTGAAATTTAAATTTCAGAGTTTTTTGTTCTCACACTAGGAGTTGAACCTAGATTATTTGTTCCAAAAACAAATGTAATAGCCGTTATACAATATGAGAATGTATTTGTTATTCATGAAAGATTCGGACTTTCAACCTTCAGATCCAGAATCTGACGCTCTACCAATTGCGCTAATGAACAATATAATTTGTCGCCTTAGTGGGATTCGAACCCACAAGCTCATATGAGCATCAGTTTCAAAGACTGACATGTTTAACCAATTCCATCACAAGGCAGTGACATTGTGTTGTTGCTCTATTAGGACTCAAACCTAATCTGCAGGATCCAAATTCCTGATTGCTATCATTACAACATAGAGCAGTATTTAACAAAAAACCCAACTTAAAAAGTTGGGCACAAAAAAACCCAAACCATTTCAGGATTGGGTGAAAAACAAACATGATGCTAACCCAATCAAACGTAAGTTTGTTGTTGTTGCTGAATCATATTTGAGATATTGTTATTCATAAGAATTTTAATTTTTTATTGTAATGTATATAGTAATATAATTTTATTAAGTTTTTTCTATTTTTAATGCTTCTAAATCTTTTTTTGTTGCAATTTCAAGCAACTGTATGTATTCATGTAATTCTAAATCACACAGTCTGGTTTTTTCGAATAGTCTGAACATTGTTTCCCATCTATCAGATTCATTCCAATCTAGTAAATAATAATATCCTCTACCTGGAACTAAACTATCATCTATCAACTCTTTCATTATATTTTTAATTTTTCAAAACTCTCACTGAATTTTCATCAGTGAGAGTTTTTTTAATTATGAAATTAAAATTAAACGTCATTTGTTTCACAACAAGTAATAGACATTAAAAACCAATACAAAGATAATATAAATTTTTTTATTGTGCAAGTTTTTTTATATATAAATAAAAAATATTTTAATGAAACACATAAAATCATATAAAATCTATGAAACTGGTGAATGGAGTAAAGATATTGATTGGAATTATGTCAAAAACAATCCTGATGATGATAGTGATGAAGCTAGTTTAATTAAAGATTTACAAAATAAAATAGAAGAAGTTGTATCTTTATTAGATAATGATAATATAGTAGAAATAATAAATATCAGAGGATTTGATTTATCTCAAGGCGCTTATGCTATAGTTAGAATATTTAACAAAAACTATAGAATAAGTGAAATATATTCATTAGATTATTTATACATTGGAAAATTTCCTATAAATAATATGGATGAAGATGAAATACCTGGCTATAAAGGAGATGTTGAAGAAATATCAGATTTATTAAATGATATTTATAAATCTGGTGGTATAGAAATATATCTTTCTTCAAAAAAATTTAACATATAAAAATATGAAACACTTAAAAATATATGAATCAGGTGAATTGAACAGACATATTAATTGGAAATATGTTAAAGACAATCCTGACGATGACAGTGAAGAATCAACATTGATTTATTATTTACAAGAGAGTTTAACTGAAATAATATCTCAATTATACAATGATAACATATTAAAAATTGATGATATCAGGGTGCATGATTTATATCAAGGTGCTTATGCATTAGTTAAAATATTTGGTGTAAGATATACAATTTGGAATAGTGGTGCGCAATCAGGAGGATTAGATGAATCATTATTTATTGAAGGATTTCCAATAAATAATCTTGATGACGATTCAAATCCAGGATTCATTGGTGATGTAGATAGTATTTCTTATTTATTAAATTGTATTTATCAGGTTGGTGGAATAGAAATATATAAAACAACAAAAAAATACAACATATAACATGAAACATTTATATTATTTCAAGGAAATAAATGATTCAAATTTAGAGCAATCTAATAGAGATTTCACAATACTATTCGAAAATGAAAATTGGAAAATAGAAAAAGCAAACTCATTTGATGCATTAACTGAATGGTCAAAAGATGGTAATATTAATATGGATTCATATAAAGGGAATTTTTCTAACATTTTTTTAAATACAAATAACAAAAATGATGATAAAATGGTATTTGATTTTTATAGAGGAGATTTTTATACATTAGAAGATGATAATATTGATTTGAAAGAAACAATCGAAGACAATGTTGAGTTGTTGAATTATTATGGAGAAAATCTAAAATGTAAAGAGATAGTAAAAGATGATGATGATTATTGGCTAGTTGTTAAAGATTTTCCTTTTTTTTCTGACTATTTTAAGATTGGTGATAATACATCAGATAATTTTATCTCAACAATGTTATCTGGTGACGCATATGATTTATTTCAATATAACGACTCAAGTTTTAGTATTAATGATAACATGACTTTGGATAAAGAAAATATAGATATAATTAAGGTATTACTCACTCTTGAACTAATTAATAATAATATTGATATTGATATTGAAGATATTGACAATATTTCTGATTACTCTGATATAGTTGATATAATAGAAGAATATGATATGGATGAACTTAAAGGAATGTTATTAGATTGTATTCGCTCAGGACATGAAGCAGCAGATGAAGCAGAAGCTTGGAGTGATATAATTGGTAAGGCATATTCGTTTTTTGGAGTATCAAGAGATTCTATAAAATGGAATAATTATAACAACAGTAAAGAACCAATGTTATGGTTAAAATTTGACACAAAAACTGATGCATATAAAGCTAAATTTATCATAAAAAAATATGATGATAGTTATCAAGATGATGTCATTGATTATTCACAACCTTACTATGGTTACAATGGAAGCACAAAAGATCTAAATGAAACTTTCAATGAAAGATTATCTGATAAAATATCAGAATATAATAATGATGGTGTTTCAGGAGATGATATAAGTGAATCATATAATGAAGTCATCTTGACTTTTTGTTAGTTTTAATTTTCTTGAATAATATAATCATAAAAGCTATGTAATTGAAGCTTTTCCAGCTTGAAACCGTATAATCAAATCTATTAAGCAGCGATCTGAAACTGTCCATCCAAGCATTTGTTCTTTCAATGACGTATCTTTGTTTGTAAAGTAAATCATCTAATAAATACTCATCTTTGTTTTCACCATTGCGATAGTTGAAAGCAACATTGGGAATTACTCCCCATTTTTCACAAATCGATCGAAAGTTTTTTGAATCAAAACCAGAATCAGCATTAATAAAAAGACCATCTGTACTAATCTTTGCCTCCCCTAAAGTTGAAAATAGTTCTTCTGAGGATTTCTCAATTGCATATAAATCATTATGGTTACCTGCAATTGGATTTGATAAAGCTAAAGGTAAACCCTGTCGGTCAGAAAGAAACAAAGAATTTGTCGTTTTCCTTTTCTTCCTACCCTGATAAGCCACTTCTTCGCCTCCGCGAAGTGCTGTGGCATGACTACCATCCAAGTCGGCACTAGATAAATCCAAGAACGACTTGTATTTTTCCAGTATTTTCGTCCAACAGTATTCCCACTCACCACTCTTACACCATTTGCGAAAATGACCAAAAATGGTTTTATGGCTTAAGACTACATCTGAGAACAAACTTCTTACTGGCAACAGATACCATTGACAGCCTGTTTTCAGCTTATATAAAATGCTATTTACTACTTCAATCAGACAACTTGTGGTCTTAAAACCTCTTTTTGCTACCGATAAATGAGGCAGTATTTCAATTCTTATTGTATCTTTGTCAAGTACTTGGTGCACCATGAAGGGAATGTTATTGTTGTTTTGTCGCATACAAAACGTTCCCTTCTTTTAAATATTGTTTCCCTCCTCAAAAAGTCAAGACGACTTCAATATATATCTAGAAGAAATAAAGAAAAATCCAAAAATTGTAATGTCTGATTTCATAGAAAAAATGAAACTACATTTTGATACAAAAAAATTTAATATATGATAACAAAATTTAATAAATTTAATGTAAACGAAAATATGATATCACTTGATGATAGTGAATTAAGAAATGGTGAATATTTAACATTGAAAAGATTAGAAAATGGTAATTTAAAAATATCATTAACAGAAGAAGGAAAAGAAGAAATTAATAACTCTGATTATGAAGTTGAAAGTGATTATTTAAATTTGTTTGATGATATTGTATCAAATTCATCAATAGTATTATTTAGTGATATTTCTCAACTTGGATTTATGAGTGAATCACCTGGTATTACAATAGGATATTATTTTAGTGATGAAGGTGAATATACAGATGAAGGTAATGAAGATTGGTCTGAAGTATTTTATTATCCAAATTATCAAATTAAAGATTTCACAGAAGATTTAAAAAACGAAGGATATGTAATATTTAAAACAACTGGAGTATTAACACCAGAAGAATTCGAAGAATTTAAATTGAATAAAACAGCAAACAAATTTAACTTATGATAAAAGACTTTAAAATATTCGAACATTATAATGATATATATTTCTCATTAGGAGATGAAGTCACTTGTATTCATGGTGGATATGATAATATGTATAGTGAACCACAAAAAGGTAAAAAATACTTAGTATTAAGAATTTATAATGAAGATAGTGAGCACCAAAAAGAAACTATTATGATTGAGCATCAATACTTAACAATAGAAGATATTGATGATTTTTGTGTTGATGTTAAAGATATTGAAACTGGCGCAATTTTAGAGGACTGGCTTGCATATAGATTTATATCAGAAATTAGAATAATAACAAATAAATTTAACATATAAAATGCACCATTATCGATACTATTGATAATGGTGCATTTTTATATGATAATACTAAATTAAATATAATTCAATTTAATTATTTTCTCTTTCCTATAATCTTTTTCAGTATAAAAATATTCTTCAAATTCATTCTGAAAAAAATCATGAATTTCGTCATCATCACATTTTATTGCAATAATATTCATAGATTTTCGTTTTTTCCTATTAATAGACACAATATCAGTACCAAGATAACTACTATATGTAATAATATATTCTTTATCTATTGATAAAACATCTGGTATTTCTTTTTTGTATTTTATTGTTTGGTTAATTTTTAATTCTTCTATTTTCATTTTTTCATTTTTTCAACTATAATTTTCTCAATATATTCAGAATAATTCTCAATATCATTATCTTCACAATATTTCTTCCATAATTCATAAACTTCTGGATCAATTGAGAATGAAACATGCTTTCTTTTATTTTCATCAGACACTTTTTTACGCATTATATTTTTTATTCTAATATAAATAAAATTCAAAAAAGTTTATTTTATTAATGTTCTGAATATTATAACTTTAACAAAAAATGCTATTTTATTAGCATTTTTAGACTTTATTTTATTAATATATACAATAAAAATACTAAATGATTATGAAAGTTAAGAATAAAAAAATTATAATATCAATATCATTAAATCCTGAATTATTAGAAACTATAAATAACACAGTTTCTAACCGTTCTAAATTCTTAGAGAATTGTATAATATCTGAATTATGTAAAAGTTCTACAATCAAAGAAGAACTTCAGAAAAAAATGATAATATTATGATATTAACTAATAAAATTATAATTAAAGTCAATAAAAAAAATATTTATGAGTTAATATTAAAAGGATATAAGTGCAAATTAAAAGATATCATTGAAATAAATACAGAAGATTTATCTAAAGGTAGTAGTCAAAAAATTGTTGTTAAATGTGATGTATGTGGTAATGAAAAAATAATGGAATATAGATTTTATTATAAAAGTTTCATAAAATGCAATTTCTATTCATGCTCAAGTGCGTGTGGTCAAGAAAAAGTTAAAATAATAATGTTAAATAAATATGGTGTCTATAATTATTCAAAAACAAAAGAATATAATGAAAAATGCAAAAAAACAAATTTAGAAAAATATGGTGTAGAATATCCAACACAAAATATTGAATTTTATAAAAAAATTAAAAAAACAAATTTTAAAAAATATGGCACGGTGTGTGCTTTACAAAATTATGAAATTAATGAAAAAAGTAAGAAAACAAATTTAGAACGATATGGGGTTGAACATAATTCACAAAATCAAGAAATAAAAAATAAGAAAATAAAAAAAGTCTTGCTGATTATGGCGTAGAATATCCTATACAAAATTATGAAATTAAAGAAAAAATTAAAAATATAAATTTAGAACGATATGGCGTAGAATATCCTATACAAAATTATGAAATTTTTAAAAAGTCTCAAAAATCAGCATTTCAATTAAAAGAATATAAGCAATATTTATATAGAGGAACTTATGAGTTAGACTTTCTTATTAATTTTAGTGATGATTATAAAATAGAAAATGCTAAATATATTGATTATATTTTTGATAATAAAAATAAAAAATATTATCCTGATTTTTATTTACCTAATTATAATTTGATAGTTGAAATTAAAAGTAGTTATACTTACGAACTTGAAAAAGAAAAAAATGAAGCTAAAAAAGAAGCCACTATAAATAATGGCTTTAATTTTATATTTGTTATAAACAAAGATTATTCTGAATTATTGTCTATTATAAATTAGAATTTACCTTTCTTTAAATCAATTGGTATACCACCTTTTAATGTGTCTTTTGGATTTTCTTTCTTTTTTTCTCCTCCTGATGGTATTTCTGCACCTAATTTTGAAACATCTGGATAAATCATATCATTATAATCAGTGTTGAAATTAACATTGAAATAATCCTTAAAATTCAACAAATCATTATTTTTAAGTAAATATTCACGATTTACTTTTAATATATTATCTAAATAAATAGATATTTTATCTACGTCACTATTAAACAATTCTAGTGTTTTATCATTAAAAATGCCAATAGGCTTCTTCAATTTCTTATTAAATGAACTCAAAATAAGTTTAAAAATATACTCAATTTTATCATCAGATTTTATATAATCAATAGTTTTATCATTTTTCAACAAAAATGTATTAATTTTAAATTTATCTTCTGAGAAAAATGTAGGAATAGCTAAATTCCAATCCTTTATTTCTTTAGTAATATTTTCAACATAATCATTAAATATAGCTGAAATTAATTCAATATATAATTCTTCTTTTGTTATTTCTTTAAGCTTAACTTTCTCAAAACTTATTAGTTGTATGAATTCTAAAAAATTTAGCAATATTAATGAATAATTTTCTAAGTAATCTGTTTTACTATCAAGATTCATTCTTTCATAAGATGGATTTAATATCTCAAATGAAAATTCATCATCACCATTTATTCTAACTATTATTTTTTCCAAATTGTCATTGAAGCCATCCATTAAAAATGAATTATTTAATTGAGGATTTAATATCTTATAGAAAAAATATGCAAAGTTAGACTCACCATAAACATACTCCAAATCTTCTTCTGATGTATGTAAGAACAAGTTTATCACTTCTAACTGTTTATCGTTCAATTTACCTTTAAATATCACTGGTAAAGAATCTACATTAAATAATTTAGAGTATTCTAATATCTCATTATAATTATATTTATATTTTGTACCTTTAACTATACAAGTTAAAATTAGATTGTTCTTTGGAATTTTTTTATATTCTATGTTACCTGGTTGATTATCTGGAAAATACTCAAAACAGAACCACCAATTCTTTGATAGTAAATTAGTTACAAAATCGGGAAGGGTATAAATATATTGAAATACATTATTATAATACTTTTGAATAGCCAGATCTACAAAATTTAGATCTGTGTTACTAATTGATTTTGGTCTTATTAAGAATTTTGTACCATCCCATTTTACAAATATTTGAGAGCCTTGAATATCTTCATATATTAATAATTCTTTGTCTTTTAATTGACTGATTAAGTTTTCAGGTTGATTGTTTAGTTTGATTATTTGCGTCATAATAATTCTTTTGTTTTTTGAATTTTTATTTATATATTTATTTTTAAAGGTTCATTTAGAATGAATCAGGTGTCCATTTAAATAATTCAGGTTTAAATACTACTTTTTTTAATCCTAAATCATTTTCAAAGAAATCCAATTCAATCAAATTACCATTTACTGACATTACTTCACCTCTACCAAATTTAATATGATTAAGTACATCTCCAACTTGAACAAATGATTGTTCATCTGTTTGTATATTATCAAGTTTAGATATTGGTCTACCATATGAATCAGTTGAATCATCATTAGGCATAGGTTTCATCTCAACATCACTAAGACTTGGTCTTCCTCTTCTTCTACTTGGATTAAGTTCTTTTTCTTTTCTTTTTGCTTCTCTTCTTTTAAGAACTTCTTCTCTTTGATTTTCAGCCTGTGATACATTTATAGCTATTTGTTCTTCTGTAGTATTGTCTATAATATCTTCTACTATTTCTCTCAATTCTGATTCAGTGTAACTATCATATTCATCTACTACTACCATACAAGTTTTTGAATATCTTGATAATCCTTCTGGTTCTTCATTATGTTTTATTCCTAATGCATATCTTATATTTAGTGCTTCCATCTTTAATGACGGTTCATTTGAACCAATATATTTATTCACAAAGGTTTCAACTTTACTATCTTCAATGCCAATTTTACTCAATCCAAATTTTTCATAATATAATGCAATAATTACATCATTTTTTGTCCATCTATTTTTCAATTTATTACCTGTGGCATATTCAAACATTTGGTTAAAACTCTTCAAATTTCTCATATTTAACTGTTATTTTTCAGTATATATAATTTTTTGAAAAACATATTTAATTTTTGTGTTTTTAATTCAAATTATTTTTACTATCTTTACTATCTTTACTATTAAATATATCAGATTTAAAAACATATTTGATATTTTATACTAATATGAACATGGAATACGACGAAAGAGAAACCAACTACTCTAAATTTATAAAAAATAGAACAGCAATATTGAAACTATATAAACAATGTGTTTCATATGGCTTAGATAATAGCGGAGTTGAATGGATGGATTGGATGAATGCTGGTGACGAATTTGCAAAAATTGCATATGATTATGATCACGGATTTCATTTCAAACAAGACACATTAACAAAATTATACAACATAAAATTACCAGAGAATATTATATTAGTTAAAAGAATAATAAAATTAACAAGACTTGAAGTTGAAACCATTTAAAAATAAATATATTGAATTTACTCCTGATTGGAGTGGTTTTAGTTTAAAATACCATATAGCAGGATATTTTGATCCAAGTCCAAATCTTCAAATATATTTTATATGGGGGAAATTGTTTATAAATCTACCATGGAGACATTATAAAAAAATTAAAATAAAAAAAAGTATTAAAGATATTAGAAAAGATAAATTATCAACATTGTCTGATAAAAAATCAAAAATAGAAATAAAATACACTAAGAATCTATATGATGAATCTACTCCACCAACATATGGTATATCTTTTTCTGATAAGCAATTTAGTGTAAATTATGGTTATACATACAAATCTTTTTATCTACCTTGGCATTGGGAATGGATAAGAACAAGCTGTCTAGTCAAAGATGGTACTTGGCTTAGTGAAACAAGAAAATCAAGGAATATGGAGTTTTGGAATCATCCAAAATGGAAAGATATTATTTTTTCTGAAACATATACTTACAAATATACAACAAAATATGGTGAAGAACAAAATTGTTTAGCAACTATTAGAGTAGAAGAAAGAGAATGGAGATGGAAATGGCTCACTTGGTTGAAGTATATTAGATTAATAAGGAAAGACATTGAAATAGAATTTAGTGATGATATAGGTGAAAGAAAAGGTACCTGGAAAGGAGGTACAACTGGATGTAGCTACACAATGAAAAAAGGAGAAACACCATATGAAACATTGAAAAGAATGGAAACCGAAAGAAAATTTTAAATTGTTTTTTATATATAATGATATGATAACAAATTTTAAAATATATGAGAAAAAGACAAAGCCAGTATTTTATAGCTTTTATGAAGATTTTAAATCTATTATTGATGTTAATCATTATATAAATATTATCAACACAAAGAATATAACAGAATACGAAGAAGATAGATTATTCTATTTTGCTTGTAGAGAGCTTCCAGAATTAGCAGTCAAATTAGTTGATTATGTACCAGCAAAAAAATTTTCAAAAAATAACACAGCAGTTTGTGAACTACCTTATATTTATTTCAAATCTATATTAAAAAATGATAATATTTATAAAGCATTAATTAAAGAACCAGAATTTTTAAATAATCTTGTATACCATAATTCAGATGTCAAAAAATTCAAATTATTAAAAGATTTAGGAGTAACTTTCAATCAAGATTTATTAATGACTGCTTGTTTTAAAGGAAAATTAGATATTGTTAAGTTTTTAATTAGCACAGGATTAGATCCGAATAAAAAGAAAGATGCTACATTTTCACGAGCACCAGAAAATTGTATAGATTATGCAACAAAATACAACGACAAACCTGATGTTATAAAATATCTAATCAATTTAGGAGTACCAGTAACATATAGGCATATTTATAATGTTATTCATAAAGGTAATTTAGATGCGGTATCATTTTTAGTTAACTCTAAAAATATTGAGGAAGATTATTCATTTTCTTCATATGCTACACATTCAGAAGATAAATATCAATATAGATTAGATAACTTGATTTCATTAATGATAAGTGAAAAATTAGATAGATTTGTAAGAGTTATACTTGATAAAGTAAAAGATAAAGGTTATTCTATAATACAAGGATTACCTTTTAAGTATTATAGAAATGGTAAAATTTTAAGTACAAAGTATTTAGAATTAGCATATTGGATTATAAGTAATTATGATGGTAAATATGAAAATTCATTCACTACTGAATTCATAACTAATTACAATGAGGATTTTTGGATTAATAAAATGAAACAATATCCATCTATCATATCAAAATTAAGACATATGGATATTAGTATATTAAAATCATATGACTATCAGAAAACAATATTAGATGACAACATAGATAATTTAAAATATATTAAAGACATTTTAAATCCTAAAATAGAGAAAGAATTTGATTATTTAATAAATACAAGTAAATTTAACCTATAATAAAAAACAACACATGAATGATAACTGCTTAAACTGTATGTATTCAAAATACTCACACACTTCAATATTACTAGATGATTTATGTAAAGAATTTAATAATAATGAGAGTACTCACACAACATGTGACAATTTAAATAGTCCATATTTTAATGATATAGTTAATGATAGTATATCTTGTAGATTATTTGTAGATGAGAATAAATATTTCTTATTAAAAGATAGAAAAGACAAAATTGACAAATTAAACTCTAATGATTTAGAATATTAAATTATTCTTCCTTTATGATAATATTTTTTACCAATTTTATTTTTTCTTCATCAGTCAATTCATTCCATTTATATTGATTTATGAGATGATATTTAGTACAATATCCAGAATCTGAATTTTTGCATATTTTAATTTCTTTTGATCCTTCACCATATTTACCTAAATATGCTAAATATGTTGGACAATATTCAGCTTGACTACATTCAACTTCAGTTGGTTCAACCTCAGTATTTACCTTTTTTAAACAATTATATATTTTCATGAGATTTTTTTGTTGTATATATAAAAAAAAGAGAATATTAAAATATTCTCTTTTTTATTACCAGATATTAATCAGATACCTAATCCAGTTGAATCAAAATAAAAATAATTAATTGGATTATGACCATACATATGATATAAATATTCACTATTTAATATTAATGTTGTTATTATGACATCATCATTTGATTTATAGTCTTTTCTATTTTTATTAGAAGGTGAAAGATTTAAATAGATTGAATTATATGATTTAAAGCATGAATCTAATTTATTTTTATTTGATATGCTGCTGCTTGTAAATCCTACATCCTTTATTCTACCATTTTTCAGCATAACACGAACAAAAGAAACACAACCAATATCTTTAGATAATTCATATGTATCAGCATAATACAAATCTTCATTCGTTTTTTTAAATTTATTATATGATGGTATAGATTTGAAATCTGAACCAATCATTAAATCACAAAAACCTTTAAAATTTTGTTTTTCAACTTTACATTCTTCCGTTTTTTTTGAATCATTTAGTTGACATGACACTAAAAATAAAATACACAACAAAAATATTCCAATTTTTTTCATAATTAAAATTACACTTAACCTAATCAGTATGAGGTTTTTAAATAGTTGTAAATATTATAGTTTGTTATTAATTTGAATTAATTTTTTCCTACGTGAAGATATTATCAAATATTCATCAATACAATTATAATACCAATTCATTACATATATTAGCATATAATCAAAATTAGACAATTTACTTGTGTAACCATCATATTCAGTTACAAATTTAAAAGAATATTGTTTATTATCATAGAGTGATTTGCCATATAATTCACATTTTTCTATTCCATTAAAATTTAGTTTCCAAATAAAAGAATCATCACCATTTTTATTACCTATTGTGAATCCAACAAGTTCACCGTGTCTCAATTTTTTAACATGATCATAAACTTGTTTTTCATTTTTATTTAAATCTTTACGATATAATTTACCAAGCACCATAACATTAAAAAATTTGGGTATTCATAAATCTATCATAACTATCATAACTATCATCACTATCATCATTATAACCATCTTCATCTGTCACATCATATCCAGTATTCATATTGAAATATCCATAAACAAAAGATTTTCTTTTTATACCATACATATCAGTAATATCATAATTTAAAACATAAAAACTTATACTATCATTAACAATAGATGATTTCATTTCATCATATGTATATGTAGCATAAATATTATTGTTTTTTTGATATTCAGATATTTTTGATATTAGACTACTTTCAATATATTTTTCAGTTCTTCTGTCTTTTTTACTTGTACATGATATACTAAAAATAACACAGATTAATATTAATATTATTTTTCTATAAATCATATTTTATTATTATTATTTTATATACAAATATACTAATAATAATTCAATTATGCAAGAAAAACACAAGATTAAATCTGGTGTTTTCTTGCATTTAATATTATTTAAACTAAATTGAAAAACTTTTCATCAAACAATAAAATTTTACTTCCTACTGCTTTATCACGAAAGTTAATTGTAATTCTGTCTCCAACTATATCTTTAACAGAGCCTTTGCCATATTTTTTGTGATCAAGAACATCTCCAATATTTGCAAATACATTACTCACAATGCTAGCAACATATTTTTTCTTGGATGGATTCATCTGCTTAAATGTCATTGGCTTATAATCTGTTGATGTGGTTGTGTATTTTTCTTTCTGAGTTTTTTTAACAAGAGCTAATCTTGCTTTCTCTTCTTTTTTTGCAAGAACTTCTAAACGATGTTTTTCTTTCTCTGCATTAATCTCTGCATTAACTCCATCCGCCATTTCCATGTTTTTCAATTTTTCTTCTTCAGTCATACTGTCTAATATTAAGTTTACAATTTCTGATAATTCATTCTCACTATATTTATCATATTCATTAACAACAAGTTCCTGTGTTTTTGAATAATGTTCTAATCCTTCTGGTTGCTCATTATGTTTTAAACACAATAAATATTTAATATTCAGTGATTCCATTTTCAATGAGTTCGAAATAGAACCAATATATTCATTAACAAAATTCTCAAGTTGTGTAGCTTCATCTGTAACTCCAACTTTTCTTAATGTAAATTTTGTATAAAGAAAAGCTATAATAACATCATTTTTAGTCCATTTAGTTTTAATCTTTGCTCCTACTATGTGTTCACATTTTACTACTTGTTTTTCAACGTTTTGCTCAATATTCAATAAATTCATGCTATATTTTTAAATTTTTAAATTAATAATTAATATCTTTCTATCGAAGATACTAAAAATTATTTAAATAAGCAAAAAATATACAATATAAATTTATATTTTTTTGTTAATAGTAGTTAATAAAAAATCAAAAATTAAACTCCAATAATTCAATGAATTTTTTACCATTTTTTGTTTTCACATCATCAATTTTTGTTTTTGATGATACTATCTTACAATACGATTCAAGTGCATTCTTAGCATCTAAAAATGAATTACAAGGTGTTTTAATATCTGAGCAAACAACATAGTCTTCAATATAAGAAGAAAGAAATTCTGTTTCAACTTTTGATTTTTTAGATAATACTAAATTCCTCTTATTATCTAAATATATTGTTATGATATTATTGTTTAATGTTATATAACCATCATTCTGTGTTTTATATCCAATCTTTAATGTAAAGTTATTTGCATATGATAAGTCATTTTTATTACTATATGATGACTGCTGTGATTTATTTTTTTCCTTGAATGAAAATTTCTTATCATTATTAACACGCTTACAGTGTGGTACATGATTTTTATTTTTTAAATAATCTAAATGAAGTTTCACATCATTTATTTCTGTGTATATAATAGCATTATAATTATGATATCCACAAAATCTACCTGCAAAACTTTGTACAATAAAACTTGTTCTATAATCAGAATCATGAACAACTGATCTATCAAACATCATTACAATATTTTGTTTATCTAATTGATATGATTGTTTCATTTTCTCTTTTACAAATATAAGAGTAGGTGTATCAGGTATTTTTCTCAATGTTTCATTAATAACTTCTTTATCTTTCTCAAAATATGTTAAAGTTGAAAATCCTTCTGGTATCAAATTATCAGTATCTGTACTAATATTTATTCTGACAATATAATAACCAATTTTATGATTGAAACTTTCTACTTCATTCTTAAAATGATTCTCACCTTCAGTAGTTGACAAATCAAATGATTGTCTAAAAAAATTGTTTTTCAAAAAATAATCCAATCCTTTATAATTAGGTCCATGAGCTAACTCTATTGTATTCTTTTTTTTAAATAACAAATTACCAACATGCTCTTCATATGGAGTAGCTGATATTGTGAATAAAAAAATGTTATTTTTAGATAAATTAGTAGAGCCATTCAAATTTATATTATTTTTTTGAAGATAACTATTCATAGCACCACTAACACCTGATGCTAAGTGAGATTCATCTACAAATATAATACAGTCATGCAAGTTTCCATATTGATTATTTCTTGACCAACTAAGCATATCTGGATTATGCATGATTCCTTTTGACTTTAAAAGTTTTTGATTGTCTTGTCTGCATTCGCCATGTGAAATATCAGTTTTTAATTGTTCTTTATTTGCATTGTCACACATTGGAGTTATTATTACGCTACCTCCAAATTCTAAACCAAGATATTCTCTCAATTTAGGATAAGTTTCCAATAAAAATATTACATTACGAACAACTCCTGTTTTTCCTGCTTGAGTTTCTGCAGTTAACATATTATATCTACTATGTTTATAATTATCTTTTGCCATCAACATATTATGTATACAATGTAATGAAGCAAAAATCTGATCATAAAATACATGTGCTTTATCTGATACATCATCAGTCCTGTTTAGCTTTTTAAATCTAGCACCAGTAATACGAAATATTTCATTTGATAAACTATTGATACGATATTTTAAACTAACTAAACTATTAGAGACTGGAATTGTAGTATTTGTGGTAGTTGTTCTACTATTATTATTGACAGATTTTACTATATTATGCTTTTTTATATTAGCTAAATATTTCAAATTGTCAATTTCATATTTAGTACATTTTCCTGCTGCAATCCTTTCATCTAATAAATAGTATATATCAGCAATAAATCTTCTTCTGTTTGTGTTCCACTTTTTGCTATATAATGCATTCACTAACTGATCATTACTATAACGACTTAAATCATATGTTCTTATATATGACTTGTTGTTTTTTGTTACAGAACCATTACGTAAACTTTTTGTTCTAATAATGGGATGTTTAACATTATTGATATTATTACTTTTTGTCATGATATTTATTTAAAATTATTTACAAATGTAAGGATAATATTTGACACAAACAAAAAAAAGAGAAGATTTAACTCTTCTCTTTTTTAATTAGTTATGTATTTTCTTATTACTGTCTTAATTCCAAATCTTAAATATGTCTCATTCGCACATTCATTAATATTATGAATTAAACTTGTGCTTGGATTATCTAAATGTATCTTTAAACTCTTCTCATTAATACCATCTTCTTCAATATATACTATTGGATTTGAAATGTATTTTACCAGTTTTCTTTCTAAAAAATAACTAGCTTTTACTAATGTTTTATGTGTTTTACCCATAATTTTACTATTTAGTGTGAGTTATTAAAAATATTGTGTACAAAGATGAGGGTAATAATTGTATTAATCAAATTATAATAAATAAATTGATATAAGCCCTAATTTTGGATGATATTCTTTATGGTAACAAATATATGGAGTCTTAGGATTTTTTGCAGATTCAAATAATTTATTACTAGTAAATTTGTTACCTGTTAATAATCTATGTTTATTATATTCAAATCTACTATCAGTTAACAATTTCTTAATAGAACGAATCTGATTAGTTTGAGTAGTATTATCTTCATGTTTATCCATATCTGAACCATTAGAATCAATACTAAATACATCTGTATACTCATCAGTATTATATATTTTATATATACAATAAATATTATTTGATCCATTGTCCCTAAGTTTAGAACCTGATGATACTATTTTTTTTGTATCTTTATTTATATATTTTCTTGGAAATAATTTAGATAATGATTCTCTACTTTTAATGTATCTATCATTAATATATTCATTTATTTCTTTTTTATACATTGAATTAAAAACATTGTATTTAATGTACAATTCATCTAATGTATATTCATATTTATCAATAATATTATTTTTTAAATAATCAATCCACAATTTATTTAATTTTATGTCATAAGTAAGATTAATTGAAGCTAATTCACTTAAATTTATTTTTTTATCATTAATATTAACTAAAATATTATAATCAACTACATCATATTCTCCCCATCTATTAAGTCTACCCAATCTTTGAAATGTATCTTCTGGAGATTTAGGAATTTCAGTCATAATACCAAAAGATAAATCCATAGCAGCTTGAATCAATGGCGCAGATATAACATCTAATTTATTTTGAATCTTCTTATTTTTACCATACATATCAAATATACTATCAATTATACACTTTCTGTCATCAATCATATATTTACTA